AATGGTTATGCTTTGAAATATGTTGAACATCAAACTCCCGAATTATGTTTAGCTGCTGTTAATCAATATGGTTATGCTTTACAATTTGTTAAGCATCAAACAGAAGAAATATGTTTAGCTGCTGTTAAACAAAATGGTTATGCTTTGAAATATGTTAAACATCAGACAGAAGAAATATATTTAGCTGCTGTTAAAGAGAATGGTATGGCTTTACAATTTGTTAAACATCAAACAGAAGAAATATGTTTAGCTGCTGTTAAGGAAAATAGTTATGCTTTACGTTTGGTTAAACCAGAGATTAAAACAGAAGAATTCTTATTACGTTGTTTAGAAAATAATATAGCTTGTATAAAATATATAGAAGTATAATATGAAAAATAAGAGAAAACTTAGACTTCTTCTTAAATGGTTAGGTCCACTTAAACCTAGAATAGTATTCAAACCACTCAAAGGTATTTCTGGTTATATAAATGATACTTCAACTGTTATATATGTTAATAATAAAAAAGAAAGTTCTTCTTGGATTCTAACAACAATAATACATGAGTATATACATTTTCTAGCTAGTTTATATAACATAAAAGGGTATAAGTTTGAAGGTAATTATATAGAAATTGCAAATCTAAATGATATGTTTAAAGTTGTAGATTTGATTAAATCTGATTTATTAATTGAAACACATACAGAATTATTAACTTTACTAATTTACATAGAATTTTGTAGACAACATGATATTGTTTGTGATAATATTAATTTTAGTAATTATTTAGATGCTAATGAAGATGATTTAATAGAGGATACATTTAAAAGAATTTATAAGGAAAAATAATGGAAAATGTAGTATATACTATTCTTATGTTAATAATTTTATGTTTATTTATGTTAGTGATTGTACCACAGGAATATAGTCTTACATTTGTCTCACTTATTGTTATACAATTTATAATGATGATTTATATTATGATATTCTTTCCTGCACAAAATGATGACTTTTGTGTAATAAATGTTGATGGTAAAGAAAAATTAATGTTATATAAACATATAATAGAAGATAAAACAATACATGATAAAGATAATATTTTATATTTAAAGATTAAATAAGGAGATATCTATGTCTAGAAAATTAATTAATTTTTCAGAATTAAAAAATGTTACTTTTAATGCTATTGATAACACAGATGATATTATAACATTTTATTGTGATAATGGTGATAGATACGAAATGTATCATGAACAAGATTGTTGTGAAAAGGTATATATTGAAGATATAAATGGTAACTTAGATGATTTATTGAATTCTCCTATTCTTTTAGCTGAAGAAACAACTAACAATGAAAATCCAAAAAATACTTATGATGATTCGTTTACTTGGACTTTCTATAAATTAGCAACAATAAAGGGTTATGTTGACATTCGTTGGTACGGTGAATCAAATGGATATTATTCAGAAAGTGTTGAAGTGTATAAAATTAGTAAGGAGAAGGAATAATGAAAAATATTATTAAAAAAATTCGATTATTAATTTTTAAAATAAAAATATGGTATAAACAACCAAGGTATTGTGACTATCCTGAAGCTGCTACTCCTCTTTTTGGATGTTGGGGATTATTATACAATAAAGATTTTCCAAAATGTTGTAAAGATTGTGAATTAAATAAAGATTTAAAAAAGGATGAATATGAAAGCTAGAAATGGTGAACATTTTGATTACTATACTTGTGAAGATATAGAAAAAGAATTAACAAAAGAAGAATTAAAGCAATTTTCTAAGTGGATTAATGGACAAACTTGTGGTATAGTAGATAATCAATGTGTGTATTATAGTGAAGATGTTGAGAGATTTATAAGAATGGTTAGAAAAGGAATACCAACATATTTTGATTAAGAAAGGACAAAGAATGAAAATAATACTAACTCCTATAGAAGAAGTAATATTAGAAAAATTATTAAAAGGTGAGATTGTTGGAAATTTAACATATACAATAAACGAGTCAATTATAGATAGATGTCTAAAAGAACATGGAAAATGTTTAGGTATAGGACATACTGATGTTGTAAAGTGGAAAGAGGTTACAGAAAGATGGGTTGCTTTAGAAGAAGGAAAACATGAAGAATTTACAATAAATGGTAAAAAAGTTATGTTTCATGCTGTAAGATGGTAGGATATAAATTATTTTAACAAAGAGATAAACTTATGGAAACATTAGGAATGGTATTATTTGGTATTGTCTTAATATGGTTAATTAGTATAGAATTTAGAATGGGTAATAATGAATTATTTGACAAATGGTTAAACAGTTCTATGTTTGAAGATCGATATGTATCTAAGTCTAATTTATTAGATTATATTTTAAGAAAAAATATAGTTGACTATCAAAAAGATTCGTGTAAAGATAGTATAAAAGATTATAGCGAAAGAATACAAAATCTAGAGGAAACTATTAAAAAATTGGAAGAATAATCAATAAGGATTTATATGCAAATATTTGCTACATATAACTGTCCTATTAAATCTGCAAAATATCTAGATAACAAACGCGTTATTAAACAAGTTTTAGAATCAGCTCAATTACTTTCAAATGCAATACATTTAAATAATGGTGTTGGACCTTACAAATTAACCCACAGACACCATCCATTAACTATATCAGTAAAATCATCTAGAAGTAACTATAAATGGTTACTAGAGCATTTCTATGCTTTATGTAAGGAGTATACTAGAAGGTTTAACAAAGTACATAAATGTCGCTATTTGAGTACTTATTTTGAGACTAACGTAAACCTAATACCAGACAATGAATTATATTTTGTTAACTGTACAGATTTTAAGGATATACAAGATGTACATTTAGCATACCGAATTTGCTTGAGAAAAAAATGGAAGAATGATATAATAAAACCTAGATGGAGGAAAAAATGAGTTCAGGACTAAGTTGGGCATATGAACAGATAAAAGAAGAGGAAAGAAGTAATAAATTAACAGAAAAACAAAGACAAAAAGAAGCCGATGAAGAAAAAAAGAAGTGGTTAAGAACACAGGAAGTATTTGACCTTCAAAATGAACATAAAAATAGTGATGAATATAGAGAATCTTTAAAACTTATTGAAGAGAAAAATTTAATTTTAACTATATTACAAGAAGATTATAATTTAAAAGTAAAAGAAATAAATAACAAATATTGGAAAAATATTGAAAATTTACAAAACATAGCTAAAAATAAAAACAAAGAAGAGTATGAGAGAAAATTAGAGTTAATAAATAAAAAATATAAATAATCCATAGATGGAGGAAAAAATGAAAAATTATAAAAAAGGAACAAAATTAAAGTTTGATAAAACAGGCTTAGAATTAAATGGTGGATATAATGCTAATTCTACATGTGAATTTATTTTTATAAAAAGTAGAATAGGAAGAATATATAATGTGGATTTTATGGATAAATATGGAAATGTTATACATTCAGATACAGAAGAAGATATTAAAGATTTAGAATTTGTAACAACTCCTATACAATACTTTCCTTGGGGGTAAATATGATTGTTTCTTGTTGGATTTTATATTTTAATTTAATGTCATTATTACCTTTTAATGATTATACTATGTTAACAAAAATGTATATTATGAATAAAGATGAAAAAATAATTGTTACTGAAATATTATTTCTATATCAATCTAATTATGTAATAGAAAGTAAAGATATGTTTTGTTATTGATAAGTACATTAAATTATAATTAGGGGTATTTATGGGTAAAGATGGATGTGGAGGAGCTGTAGGAACTGAAGTTAGATATCAGAAAATAGATATTGTATATATAGTTTTATATGATGGATATCTTGTTGAAGTATTTAGCACAAAAGAATTAGCTAATCAATTTATAAATTATTTAGTAAATGAAGATTATGAATATAAATCTTATCATAAAGATGGTTTTGATATAGTGGAAAAATATATAAGGGAGGATTTACCATGAAAGTAACTCTTAAAGATAGATTTGGATTCACTAAAATTTATAAAGATAAATATATCAAACATGTTATTAAAAAAGGAAATTTATTAACATATGAGATAAGATATCCTTATATTGATAAAGATTCTATATTGGAATCAAATGAAGTATTTATTAGACCATATTCCATTTTAGAATCAAATGAAAATTATAAGGTCTTAATTTTTGTTTGGGATAGAATAAGTAATTTAGAAGATAAAAAGATAACTTTTATAGAAAAGGATTTACTATGAAATATTTTGTGGCATACAACGCTAGTCCTGGTAATCTTTTAGCAAATTACGAAGGACATCTATCTGTAGAATTTAGTTCTTTTGAAGAAGCATATGAGTTTGCTATAAAAACTAAAGGAATTATTTATAAAGGAATTGCTATTGTAGATAAATCTATAGAAATAAAGGAATAACATGAAAACAACAAAAGAAATTAAAAATTTAGAATTAAAAAAGGAAAAATTAAATGGGTATAATATATTTTATAATGGTTTTATTTTAAAATATAAAATTGGTTATAAACAAAACTTGGTTTAATATGGTGAAGTAATGATGTGTTATATTATACTTTTAGTAGTGGGTGTGTTTTTTATTAAAGTAATACACTATTACTTTTTTCATTATGAATATAAGATAGATAAAGTTAGAAAATATATAAAGAAAAGGAGTAGTTAATGAAAAATATTGTTAAAAAAATTATATTAAAATCTTATATAAAATTTGCATATCATAATTTACATTGGTTATCTGGTAGTGATTCTTATATTAAAGTTTACATATATAAGTTTTTATTTAACTGTTTTAAAATTAAAAAACATATAGATTTTGAAAGATGGTGTGTTTGGTTTAATCCTAAAAAGATAAATAGATATTATAAAAAAACTATGAATATTAATTTAAAACTTACTAGTGACTTTATATAAAAGGAATGCTTGATAATAATCCAAATTTAACATATAATGAAGCATATATAATAATCTTTAACAAAGGTTTATATGTTATACAAAATACTTAAAAGTGAATACCAAGACTTCCTAGACTATCTTAAAGACACTTCAATCAAATCATTTACAGAAAATTCAATACTTACGTTAGATAATAACGAATACATATTTGAAGACATATCACAGTTTAATGAATTAAAGAATCCTAAAAAGAAAGATAACTCACAATTAAATGATACAACTATGTATAACAAGTGTCAATTAAATGACACAACTGATATAACTACGTCGATTGATAAAGATTTAATCTATGGTAAAGATCCAACTGAACGTATTGTTAATATATCTATCGATGATAATTTGGTATATATCTATAGAGAATTAGAAGATGGTACAATAGATACTCAGGTTAAACAAGCTAACTACTGGATTATTGGTGCATCTAAGCCTGCTGGTAAGTATATTACTTTAGAAGGAAGTCAACCATATAAATACTTAAAAGAATATTCAGACTATGAAGATTATAAAGTAGCTAGAATTAACTGTTATAAGAAGAAGTCTGATGTATATTCTATATCTAATTTAGTTGAAAGTTACATGGTTAGAAATGGTTATACATATTTTAAGGGAATGAAGATTAGTGAAGTTTCTGTACTTTCGTTTGATATTGAAACTACAGGATTAGATCCAAAGCTTGATGATGCTAGAGTGTTACTGATTTCCAATACTTATAGGAATAACAAAGGTGTGATAACTAGGAAGTTGTTTAGTTTAGATGACTATGAGAATGATGCTGAGATGATCGAGGATTGGTGTTCTTGGGTGAGGAAAATGAATGCTAGTATATTACTAGGTCACAATATTTTTTCTTTTGACCTACCTTATTTAAACCATCGTGGAGGAGGGTTAGAACTAGGAAGAGATGATAGTTACTTAACTTTCGAAGAAAGACCATCGAATCTAAGAGTTGATGGTAGTCAACAGTATACTTATTTTAAGGTACATATACAAGGAAGGGAATTGCTGGATACTTGGTTTTTATCGATAAAGTATGATATACAACGAAAGTATCCTAATTATAAACTAAAAGATATTATAGAATTTGAAGGATTAACACAAAAAGACAGACAGTTTTATGATGCTAGTAAAATAAAAGATAATTGGCATCTTCCAGAAGAAAGAGTTAAGATTAAGGCGTACTGTATAAGTGATAGTGACGATAGTTTAAAATTGTTCGATTTAATGGGACCATCTTTTTTTTACTTTACAATTCACTGTCCTAAACCTTTTCAATTAATGTTGGAAAGCGCCTCTGGATCACAAATCAATAGTATGATGGTTAGAAGTTATTTACAAATTAATAAATCATTACCAAAAACCACAGAACTATCCCCAGTACAAGGTGCCATAAGTTTCGGACTGCCTAAATTTAGATGCAACGTGTTAAAATTAGATTTTTCTGGGCTTTACCCCTCAATAATACGAACTTGGCAATTATATGATCCAATAAAAGATCCAAATAGAAATTTCCTAAAGTTAACCGATTATTTTGCTGAAGAAAGATTAAAACATAAGAAAATAGCAAAAGATACTGATGATAAATACTATAAAGATTTGGAACAAATGGAAAAACAGACAGCAAATTCAATGTATGGTATGTTGAATTGTCAAGGATTATTATTCAATAATAGTTTAATCGCTGGTGAAATAACAAGAAATGCTAGAGAATTATTAAATAAAATAACACTATTTTTTACATCAATTGATATAAATAAATGGAAGGAAAAATTAGATACTGAATCCGAAGAAGTTGAAAATGAGTAGGTATTAATAATCAAATATATGGTGGTATCATTATGATAAAAAAATATAATTTTGAATTAGTTAACTGTGATACTGATAGTATCAGTATTTGTAATTACGATCAAAGTAAAATAACAAAAGAAACCCAAATATTAATGTTAGAAGAAATTAATAAACTATTACCAGGAAAAGTTATATTAGATCACGATGGTTATTTTCCTAAATTCCTAGTTATTAGATCAAAAAACTATGTGATGGTTAAAGAAGATGGTAAAATAAAATACAAAGGCAGCTCAATTTTAGACAAAAAAAGAGAGCTAAGTACCCGAAATCTCATGAATGAAATCATTTCTTCCATCTTAGAAAACGATATTAACTACGACTTAATCAATGCTATCTATGAAAAATACATAATAGAAGCCAACAACGTTACTGACATCAATCAATGGGCTGTTAAACGTACATACACCAAAGCAATCATGACTAGTGAAAGAACTAATGAATCTAAGGTGCGTGATGCTCTTAAAGATGAAACAATGTCTGAGGGTGACAGGTTCTATATTTATACAAGTAAAGGTAATACTGTGAAACTAACAAAACATTGGGTTAAAGGTGACGAAGATTGCGAAAAGCTAACAAAACGCGTGTTTGATACGTTAAACATTTTTAAAGAAATACTTGACATGTCTAAATTTACGAAGTATCATTTAAAGACTAAACGAAAAGAATTGGAGAAATTACTAAATGAAAATGCAACAATTTTATAATATTATAGTAACAATATGCCTTATAATAGCAATATATACTATTTTAAATCTTAACAAAAGTTATATAGAATTAGCACAAAAATATAATAATCTTTATATGTGCACATTTAATATTACGGAAATTGAACCTAAAGAATGGTGTGAAAATATTTAATGGGGGTTAAATGTTATTAAAATTTAAAAATGTTAAAAATAAAACAATATTAATAGATTCTAAGGATACTTTTTTAAAAAGTTATAAAAATAAAGGATCATATTTTATTATTTCCTTAAAATTTAATAAAGAATGGAAAATAACGAGATATTTTTTTATAAAAATGTATAATTCCAAAATGAATACAGAATTTACTTCTATAAAACAAATATATTTAAATGATAATATTAAATAAGTTTACAAAATACCATTTAATGAATAAATATTTCCGATGAAATAGAGTAATTATTTACGATAACTTAGAGAAAATATATGAAAATAGTAAACGATAGTATATTTAGTTATTCAGCAACACACACTATAGTTCATTGTATTTCTTTAGACTGTGTTATGGGTAAAGGTATAGCTAAACAAATAGTGGATTTAAATCCTAATTTACGTAAATTACTATTAAATGGTCCTTTCGATTTAGATATTGGTAGATCTTACTATATTGAAGATATACATAAAGTTATAAACATGATAACAAAAGAATTTTATTATGATAAACCAACATACTTAGATTTTATTAATGCTTTAATTGATATTAGAAGAATAGTAGAAGAAAATGATATAAAAAAAATAGTTATGCCTAAAATTGGGTGTGGTTTAGATAAACTGGAATGGACTAAAGTTAAATTCTTAATAGAACAAATACTAGATGATGTTGTTGAAGAATTAATTGTTTGTGATTTAAGTAAATGGGATTGACAGAACATAGCAAATTATGCTACTATATTTAAATTGGAGTAATTACTAAATGTTAATTAAACATTATGAAATTTTAGATATTCAATGTTGGTATGCACATATAAAACCAATGACATACCAAGTTGGTGATTTTTATGAAGTTATTTTAACTAAAAGAATGAATGTATTCACTGTTACAACAACTGATGGTTATACTTTTGGATTTTATAAACAATATTTAAATTTTGAAGAAGCAAACAAACAGTTTAAAAAATTATTAAGGGGTTGATATGTCAAGTTACACAGATAGTATGATTATTTTTATAAGGGAACTAAAAGATAAAGGAAATACTTGGGATGAAATAGCTGTTAAATTTAATAAAAAGTTTGGTGAAGAAGAAAGAAAGACAGCTAATGCTTTAAGAAAAATATACTCACGTTATTCTGATATAGACTTTACCGATGAAACTGTGATAAACAGTATTCAAAGTAATGAAACTTCAAAAAAGAAGTCGTCTATTTTAGCTAAAGAAAATAGAGCTTTAGTTAATTATGTATCTGGTAGGAAGAATTTATTAGAAGAAATTAGAGAAATGTTATCTAGTAGATCATTTACACAATATAAAGTACCAATATATAAACCAGATAAGTCTAAACGAAATATGACAATGGAAACATTATTAAGTGATTTGCATGATGGTAAAAGAACACCAACATTTAATAATAGAATACTAAAAGAAAGATTACAAAAATATACTTCAGTTATTATTGGTGAAATAAATAGATATGAAAAAATATATAATGTTGAACGTATTGTTGCACCTATTTTAGGTGATTTAATAGAAAATTCATATATGCATGGTATAGAATCTTTAGCTGGTTGTGAATATCAGAATCCTGAACAAATTAGACATGTTACCCAATTATTATTTCAAGATTTTCTTATACCATTATCATTAACTGGAAGGCAGATAGTAGTTCCTTGTCTGACAGGAAATCATAGTAAATATTCCTTTAAAGATACATATATTGATCCAGGAAAAAATAATTTAAGTTGGATAATTTATAACATGTTAGAAATGCTATGTAAAGCATCTAAATTAACAAATATTGAATTTATAATACCTGAAGGTATATATTGTGTCTATGAAATATATGGAGATCCTATATTATATGAACATAAAGTTGACAGTTATCAACAAAAAAATGTAGAAGCTCATATACATGATAGATCTAAACAAGTCAAGAAGATGATAAAATTTGCTAGATTTGGTCATTTTCATGAATCATTATCTTATGGTAGGGGTAGAATTATATTTAATGCTTCATTTAGTGGTCTTGACTCTTATTCTGAGATAAAAGGATATTCATCTGAGCCAAGCCAGACCATAAATTATTATATAGAAACAGATACTAGATGTGATAGCTATTACCACTCATTTATAGTGAATTTAAACAAATATGAAAAAGTGTAGTAAATGTAAAAAATTAAAAGAAAATTCTGATTTTACAAAAAAACAAAAAGATGGAGAATCGTTAAGATCTCAATGTAAAGAATGTGAACGAGAATATAGTAGATTATATGATACTAGAACAAAAAACAAGGTATCAAAAAAATATGAAAAAACAATAAATGGTTTTATAATGAGAGTATATAGAAATATGAAATCTAGAGTTTTAGGTATTCAAAAACAAAAATTTCATTTATATGAAAATTTAGAACTTTTAGATAAGGATCTATTCTATGAATGGTCAAAAAACAATATAGATTTCTTAACATTATTTAAAAATTGGGAAAATAATAAATATGTAAGAAAATTAACACCTAGTATTGATAGAATAGATTCAAAAAAGGGATATGTTTTTAATAATATTAGGTGGGTTATTTTTAGTGATAATTGTAAAAATATCCAAAGATTACAGTCAAATAACACAAGTTCATATCGTGGTGTATATTTTAATAAATCTAACAATAGATGGGTTTCTCAAATAAGTCACGATAAAAAACATTATTTTTTAGGATATTTTGAAAATATTGAAGATGCTATAGAAACATATAATAAAAAAGCAATTGAATTATTTGGAAAATTTGCTTTTATAAATATTAAAAAAATAGAAAATTAATATATACAAACAAAGGATAGTATTATGAAGTTTTATAAATTTGCAAATGGTCAGCTAATTAACGTTGACTATATCAAAGAAAAGTTAGCAATCATTGATATCGTTGAACAATCTTATGGTTGTAATGAATGGTTTTTTACTATTAAGTTTAAAGCTGATACAGGATTAGAAAGTATACAACCAACGTTTGATAACGAAATATTAGCTAAGGAACAACTTAAAGAGTTTATATATTATCTGGAGACTAATTTATAGGAGATACTATGAAAAATAAAATAACGGTAATAGTTAGAAACTATAACGATTATTGTTTTCATGTAAAACAATTTGAAACCTTCGAAGAAGCAAAAAATTACTTGATTGATAACTGTGGTAATGGTATAATAATCATAGGAACAGAATACCATATTATAAACTAGGAGGAAGATATGGCAAAAAAAGATAAAGAATCAACACAGTATTGGATAGAGAAGGGAATAGATGTTGAAAATCGTATACTAGATATTGATGATTATATAGATTCAGAGACTGTTTCACCTAAGATTAGAGCTTTACGTTGTATGCAAAGAAAGAGTAACGACCCAATAACAATCAATGTTAATAGTATGGGTGGTTGTGTTTATAATTCATTCGCATTATATGATACAATACGAGACATATCGAACTCTGGAATTCTTATTAGAACAATGGCTTATGGTAGTATAATGAGTGGTGGTTCCATTATTTTTTTAGCTGGAGATGAGAGAAGTATGTTGATAAATACCACCACAATGATACACACGATCAACTTCGGGGTCGAGGGTAAGGTTAAAGAAGTAGAAATAGAAATGAAAGAATCTAAGAGATTAGAAGAAAAGATGATTGAAATATATGCATCTAGAACTAAGAAAAGTAAACGTTTTTGGAAGAAACAAATAAAATATATAGACAATTATTATGATTATAAAACTTCTAAAAAACTAGGAATAATTAATAAATAACTTTAACGAATAATGAGATATATGGAAGAACTACTTAAACAATTTAACATTACTAAAGACGAAGTAATTAAAATACTTCAAGATGCTATACTAGATACTACAGATACTAATATAATGAAATTACTAAATTTCAGCAAAATATTCAATTGTCACCCAACAAATGCTATTAAATTCTTTAGAAAACCTTGGGAATAACTATGGAAAACAACGAAACAAATCCCACAATAATAAATTGTGATGAAAATGATATATGTTACGAATGTCTATTCTTTGATAGACAAGACGAATACTGTAACTTATATAGTGTTAATAATCTTGATGCACAAAAAAGTAAACATAAATGTTGTAAAATTAAAAGAATTATTATACAATATAATGAATAAGGGGTAAATATGAATTTTAATCATTATTTGATGGTATTTAACTATCTTGATATCTTTGAAAAATGTTTTTGTATTTTTATAATATTATTATGTGTTGGTATTTTATCTGTTATATCATATAATATTTATTGGCATTTAAACTATAAATATGAATACTCTGACGCAAAAGAAACTACAGGAATTGTTACTGATATGAACTATAGAGCTTCGTATATGATAACAGTTTTTAATGGAAAAACAATAAATACTATTCATCATCCAGAAAAAAATGAAGTATATATTTATATTGAGTCTTTAAATTTAAAGAAAGAATTTGATAGTTCAAAATTATATCAACTTGTTCGAATTGATGATACCATTAAAATAACATATAAAGAGTGTTATATAGTAAAAAAAGATTACTCTAAAAAGAAAACTTTAGATTCATATGAAATATTAACAATAACAACACCAAAAGGTAGAATTTGGGAGAATTAATTTAGGGAGAAAAAATGAAAAAAATATTTATAGTATATAGATCTGATTATGACTATAATGAAAATATTATAGCCTTCAATTCTAAAGAAAAAGCAGAAGAAATGATACTAAGAAATAAAGAAGCTAATTATCAAACATATTTAAAGGATTTTAATGATTTTTTAAATAATAAGGAATCCCTTTTTTATAAAATTACTAGAGATGAAAAAATTAGAAGAAAAGAACCCTGTTCTATGAAGGAAGTCTTACAAAGTTGTTCATATGCATCTGATATGTATTTTGAAGAAATAGAATATGATGAGGAGAATTAAATGAGTAATATCATTGGTATAGGTGGTAAAGCTAAACATGGTAAAGATTCTATTGCTAACGTTTTAATTGATAATTTTGGTTATAAACGTATATCTTTAGCCGATCCACTTAAAAAAATACTTTACATAGGCTTAAAAGAATACTTTACATTAAACGATTTCTACGATCAGAACATCAAAGATTTAACGTTTGATAAATATACTAGTTATCCAGAATTAGTTTTAACCAAAGTCCAAATAGAGCGTATTGTGTGTGCTATAAACATCAATTACAATCTTACTGGTGTTGAAATGGATATAATACGTGAATGGTTTAGAAACGAAAAATTCTATTCTTTACGTGATTTAATGCAAAGATTTGGTACTGATTTATGTAGAAACCTAATTAATAAACAAATATGGATATTGACCTCACAAAAACAAATTAATCATACATCAATAAATAGTCCAGAAATTAATTTTGTAATATCTGATATTCGCTTTCCAGAAGAAAGACAAATGGTTAAAAATCTTAATGGGTTACTATTACTAGTAAAACGTGATTTAAAAATTGAAGGTGAGGTTCATACATCTGAACAATCTTTAGGTGATGATAGTGAATATAATACTATTATACATAATACATCAACATTAGAAGATCTAGAAAAAAACATCATTAAATTACACAAATCTAAATATCCTCTTTTTAAATAATTCTCTTGTCTTTTCTATATTTATATCATATAATGAAAATAACGTTGTTAACCTTAACAAAGGAATAACTATAGAAACTGAATTAAAACAACTAAAAGCTGAGAATGACCGCCTTAAAAAAAGATTGAAAATCTTGGAGAAGAGATTAGGTAAGTTTCGAAGTAAGAACAAAGAGTTATGTGACGAAATAGAAGAACTAGATGTTGAAGCTGAAACAAAGAAAGCATTAAAAACAACACCACTTAAAGAAGATGGATGTCCTAAGTGTGGTAGAGATTTGAACGTTAGTTCTGTTCCTCATGGTGAATTGGAGATATGTACAAATCCTGATTGTTCTTATAGAAAAGTTAATAGAAAAAAAGTAAAGGAAAGATAAAATGACACAATATGAAAAAGACTTAGCTGCTGTTAAACAAAATGGTTATGCTTTACAATATGTTAACCATCAAACAGAAGAATTGTGTTTAATTGCTGTTAAAGAATATGGTAATGTATTACAATATGTTAAACATCAAACACCAGAACTTTGTTTAGCTGCTGTTAAAGAGAATGGTTATGTTTTACAATATGTTAAACATCAAACAGAAGAAATATGTTTAGCCGCTGTTAAGGAAAATAGTTATGCTTTACGTTTGGTTAAACCAGAGATTAAAACAGAAGAATTCTTATTACGTTGTTTAGAAAATAATATAGCTTGTATAGAACATATGGAGATAAAATGATCATAACAATAGATTTATCTGTACATTCAACGGGATATACAGTTTTTGATGAAGAAGTCTTAATTGACTATGGAATAATAACACCAGAAAGATACCCAAAACAATCAATAGATCGTTATCCTATTAAGTCTGTTAATCAAGTAAAGTCAACAGCTAAACAGGTACATACTCTAATTGAGTCATATTTGCCTCAAATTGAAGCTATTGTAATAGAAGAGATAAATGGTGCTGGTAGAAGAAACATCATTGGTACAAAGGCATTGTGTGGCATTCACTACGTTTTAATGTCTTTGATGGATTTGGAAACATTAAAGAAGGTTGTTTTCATTAAATCATGTGAATGGAGAAAGGCTTTAAACCTTAAACGTAATGGTGATTGGAAACAATCTGCTGTTGATTTTATCAATGAAAAGCATGGTACTGAGTTTATTAGAGAAGAAAATGATTTGACAGATGCTTTGTGTTTGTACTACGCTTATCTAAAACTTAAGTAAAATTATGAGAATAATATACCTCGTGTTCATCAATTAGTGAACATATAAGTAAAAGTGAACATTTGTATAAATTATCGAGTAGTTATAGTGTTTTTGTTCACATTTATCATTATGTTCAGTAAGAAGTGAACATTAAAAGAAGGTTAAAAATGAATTGTGAAAGCTTAGAACTCTTATCTTTAGTTATATTTTTAATAATTAATCCTTAAAAATATTTCATTGTTAATTTTTCATATTCTTTTCTAGGTTTTTGATTAAAACTATGATAACAAGTCCAGGGATTCTTCTTATTTTTACAAGCGTTTATTTTATCCTTTAGTATCTTAAAATGACTATCAAACATATATTCTAAGTTATTCTTAAGCTTTAAAGGGTCAAGGTTGTAGTTTTGAATCGTTTTAACATGGATTTGGAATAACCCTAAGTCTGTTTTAGCTTTAACTATCTTAGCAGTCTCTGTACATTTGATAGTATCATCAGAAATAGCCACACAATTATTCTCATATATAATAACTTCAGTTTTCCTATGTGTTTTATGGTTGAGATTACTCTCTTGTTTTGCTATAGATATTGATATATTTGGGTCAATGTCGTACTTTTTGCTGTATTTTTTAAATAGATTTGTGTATTTTTCGGCTAATTTTAAGTCTTTTACTTCCATTAAGTTGTATATCTTATTACAAAGTTTATCTTTTTTACATTCAAAAGCGTTAATTTGATTAGATAATACTAAAAAACTTATAAATAATAATTTCTTCATTAAACTCCTTTAACCAGGTTTAATTAAACTTACATCAACAATCTTAAACCATCTATAAATGTTATCTATTTTTATACGTAAACAATACTCATTATCAGCATCAATAGCTCTTATTATTCCTTCATTTCCATTTATCCAAACTTTCTGGTTAATTCTGAATCTTTCAATGTTCATATTAGTCTCTAAAATAATAAAGAGGACTAGGGTTTAATTAGTCCTCTTTTTAAACAAGGAGGTTGCAAATGAAAATAGATCCGATTGTGTCGTTCGGATTATTTAATAATAGCAGTTTTTTTCTTTTTTGTCAATCTCTTTTTTTTAACTTTATTTACTTTTGTTATTTCAGGATCTAGAGCTTCCTGTTGTTCTTGTTCCGTTAACATATTAAAGTGTTCATTCATCTTTTCTTTAAGAATATAAGCATCTTCTGGAGACATATAATCGAAATTAGCTTCATCCTTCATATCTAAAGTATAATTACCAGAATACAATTCATCATCATTTAAAAGTATTCTAAAGCTATTCTTCTCCTTTTTACTTTTAGTATAATAATCTCTACTCATTGAATTAGCTACATGATTACATTCTTTTCTTTGTTCTGAGGTATTATGTACATTATCTTTAGAGTATTTATATGAATCATCTGTGGTAAAATTACCATTTTCATCTTTGTAGTATTTAACTTCTTTACGGAATTTTCTTAAATCTCTATCATTAATACAAACATATTCACCATTTTCTATGATATATGTATCCCTAATAGTAAAAGCTGCACCATAGTATTCGTCACTAAATTTAGATAACCACTTCTTAGCTTCTGGGTCTAGATTTTTAACATAGTCAAAATCTATGAATTCTTTTCTTTCTTTTGGTAAATATTTTTTATTAAATGATTTATCGTTATCTCTTATTTTCTTAGTCATCCTTGACTCCGTAAATGTAAGTTAAATGAACGTTATTTTGATGTGTTTTTGATTATTTTAGAGGTTGTATAGAATCCAACACCAGTAACTCCAACACCTAGAAAAAACCATCCTATTCTTTCCCAAGTACCCATTGGAGCTAAATCCTTAGTTTCATCAACATACTTCTTATAACCATCTAATCTTAGTTCCTGAATCTCTATCTTTCTATCTTTTAAAACATTTAAATCTTCTAATTTTATCTTTTCTTCATTAGTTTGTCTTAGTTTAGACTCCTCTTCAGAAGTAAATAAATACCCATCGTAAGGTACTTTATCATCCTTCTTAACAGGAGTCATAGCTAAGATATTCGTAGTCAATAGAGACAATAAAACAAAGGTTGTGATTATCTTTTTCATAAGTTTCTCTTCCAGTAGTCAACTTTTTGATCATCAGTTAAATCTTGAACACCCTCAGTCTTAATTTTTTCTAGTTCCTTTTCTTTCTTATCAATTTCGGTATCAACTTTAGCTTCTTCTTTTGTTAGAATTTCTTCTTTAGTTTCAATCTTTATATTAGCGTTTTCTATTTTATCTGAATCATTAATCTTTTTAAAGATCAAGATACCAATTATAGCTGTAACTATACCTAATATATACTTTAGTATTTCTTTTACTTTTTCCATATTTACCTTCAGTTTAATAAAGATGTTCACTATTTGATGTATCTTTCTTGATTTCTTTTATTTCACCAATGGGTTTTCTAAGTAGAGGACACCCTGAATAAACAACGGTTTTTGTTGAACTAAAGAAAAAGAATCCACTAGTTTGTTGTTCTTCTAGTCTTTGATTTAGAAGTTCCTTAGAGCATTTAATTTGTATAACTTCATCTGCTGCATTTTCTTTAACAGCATTTTTGTCATATAACCACATTTCATTTTGTATCTTTTCTTTATACTCTTTAATAGATATTCCCATTCTTTTAGAAACATCTTCTTCCATATCTTTAACAATAGATTTCCATAAATTAAGCTGACTCTCAACTTCACCTACTTCAAATTGACCTGAAAATCCACCACTAGCCCTATGACCCATCATAACACCTTTATTGTTTATAAAGCGTTTATCACCATGTTGTGAGATCATGAAAGTCATAGATGCAGCAAAGATTGTGATTGTGTGTATTTTTTGAGGAATTAGTTTAAACGTATTGATCATATCTATTCCAGCATATACACTACCCCCTGGAGAATCCAGGACTAGATAAATAATCTCACTTTCAGGTAGTTTCGATGACAATTCTAGGAGTTTTCTTTGAGTTTTATTAACACTATCACCAGATACTTCATCACGTAATAATACCATATTGTCTGGTGTTAATGTTATTTGTGTTTGAGAATAACAAGACATTGAAAAAAGTAGAATAAAAAGCATTAAAAATAGTTGACGCATAATATCACCATTTGTTTTATTTGATAAAAAGGTATTAACCTTATATACATTTTAACAAATTTCGATATCAATGTCAAGTATAATTTGTATTTAAATCAATATTATTTGAGATAGTTGATTAATTCAAAGATGGCTACAGCTATACCTATTGGTATTGCAATAAATTTAAAAAACTTAGATATTTTTTCGTAGATGTATTTTCTAATTTCTATAGGTTTTTCTATTATATCTACTCGATTTTCAAGCAATTCTGTACGTTTCATATGCTCAACCAATGATGTCTTATTTTGTGCAATATCAAACCCTTGAGTGATTTGTACACCTTTCATCTGTTTTAGGTCATCAGCAGAATCCTTGACTATATCATATATTAGATTTACTTTTTCATTTAATAAGTCTATCTTATCATTCATCTAAGGCTCCTTCTTTTCAAGATCAACACCAAAAGTTTTTAATAATAGATCTTTAGTATTAGGATTTTGCATAGCACTAAATAATAATGCTCTACGAGATTGTTCATTTTCAGTAGCAGCTAAGTTTCTAAACAATTGAGCTATCTTTGGATTTTCAGCTTTATCAGCTAATTTAGCTAAGTTATTAGGTAATGTGTTTACTATCTCTTTAACCATCTTCCCTGTCCAATCTGAAGCCTTCTCAATACCTTTAGAAACCTTACCTAATCCAATAGCACCTCTAATACCAGCAGCTTCAACACCACCAATAAAAGCTTTAGATACTTGTAATCCAGAGTTAGCTGCTGATTGGTTGATATCATATAGTTGGGATAGCTTATTTACTGCTGTATATAATTCATCAGCTTTTTCCTGTCCTACAATATCTCTATAGTATTTCATGAATTTTTCAAACTTTCTCTGTGCTTTTTCACCAGCAGCAGTTTCCAATTTGATATTCTTTAACATGTCAGTTAAATCGTCTATAGCATTATCTTTAGTTACAACGTCTTCACTTATTAAATCTTTCTTTTTTAGTTTTTTAGTAGCACCATACATTGATTCATAAGATTTCATTACTTTACTAAATTCATCTAACATACCCTTTTCACCTAAAAGACTATCGAAATCTTTTCTAACACCCTTAGCTAATTCTCTTACTCTACTTTCAATAGTACCTTTATCTTTACCAGCTATTAGTTTTAATGAATCACTAAATTCTTTCATTTCCTTAGGTTTAAGATTTATAGCATTTTGTATTTCTCTAGTTTCAACTTTAGTTGGTATCTTACCCCAATAAACAGAATTTACTCTACCTCTAGCATCTTTAAAATAAGCTAACCCCTTTAGATCATCAACAATAATCTCACCAGGTTCAAATGTTTTAGCTACAGCTTTCATTTCTTTTGGTAAAGACATTTCAACACCTAATTCAGGTATCAATTCTTTTTGTTTATATTTCAATCTAACAACGTCTTTTAGTATATCAGTAGCTTCTTCTCCTGATATATTTAACAATTTAGAAACTTTAATTGTATCAATTTTGGCTGGTTGTATATCACCCTCTATTAAAGCATATTTGTCTAACATTTTAGCTATTTCTTTAGAAGCTCCTTCCCCTTCAGAGTCTGCTAATTCCATTAACACTTTCTTCTTTTCCAAAGCACCTAAAGCTGTTTCTTTAGCTGTATAATCAGGTACAATAACATCTTCTTTTGTTATGAATTTCTTTTTAATATTATTCAATTGTTCTAATACTTTACCAGCTTTCTTTGCTGTATCATCAGTTAAAGCATTCTGATGTTCTAACTTAAATTCATTAGATAGATTATCTATATATGTAGTATAATCTTTTTTCATTTGTTCAGCTTCAGTTTTTTGCCATAGATCATCAAATTTCTTAACACCCTCTCTTTTAACATTTTCTAAATTCTTTTGAATTTCAGTAGCTTTAGAACTCAAATCATCCATAATAGTTTGTTGTATTTTTTGCCCTATTATCTCTTCACCTTCTTTAGCTAATTCACCAGCTTCAAACATTTTTCTAAATGAAGATGTTGATTTTTCTCTTATATATTCTCTTAAAGAATTAAGTTTTTCCATTCCAGGTTTAATTGCTTTTTGACCAATATAACCCATACCAGCACCCAAAGCACCACCAGTAAGTGATCCCATACCAATTTCTTGTACAGCTTTTGGTACTTCAGCTTGAGTTAAATCAGCTTCACCATAACCAAGTCCAGCAGCTGCACCATATTTAGCTCCAGTAGCAGCACTTTGTTTAACTGCTTCTTTTAAACCTAGTTTACCTAACGTTGCAGCAGCAGTAGCACCACCAGTAAAGAAAGCAGGAGCTATACCAGATCCAATTTCAGAAGCTGTAAATATGATAGGATTAGCTTCTTGTGCAGCTTCCATCTTAGCTCTTTCTGTATCTCTTTCTCTACGATATGTATCCATAAAATTAGATAATTCATCTTGTCCAAATAAAGTACTTCCAACAGCTTTACCAGCACCAATAAGTTCATCACCAAAACCTAAAGTTAAACCTTGTACGCCACCACGTATAGCAGATTCTGTTTGTGATATTTCTTCATTAGATTTTGATTCTAAATCAAAATTATCATCTTCTATTGGTTCTAAATCTAATTTTGTATCTTCAATTGGTTCTAAATCTAATTTATTCATTTTTATTCCACCAATTTATAACCTTGTTTAATTGAATCTTCTAATTGTTCTTTTGGTAATTTAAATTTCTTACCTTGACTATCCATAACAGTCACTTTATTTTCTATATTTTTAACTGTTCTATTTTCTTTAATTTTTTTCATATTTTCTAATCTATATTTTTCAGCATCAGGATTTGATACATTATAAAAATCCACAATATCATTATACTGCCTTTTAAACGTTTGGTCAAATGAATTTAATCTTGACATAAAAGTATCGGCAGTAACGTTAGGATTTGCAACAATATCTTTTAATCTTTCATATTCAGCATCTGTAACAGCTAATCCAGATTGACCTTTAATATAATTGGAAAGAAATGAATTCAATTTCGAATAAAATGCAGATCTATCTTTATTTGTGTTCCATATTTTTTCTGAGGTACTACCTAATCTTCCATCAACTGGTCCAACATATGATTTTTTAAATAATGATTTCAACTCATCTAAATCATTACTAGTCACATAAGCGTTTTTAGTAATTTCTTGTTGTTTAGATGTTAATTCGTCCTTCTCTTTTTGAGTCCATTTAAATCTTTCTTCACTAAGATTAGCTTTTTTTGTAGCAGCATCAGCTTGCTGTTGTCTAATTTCAAGAAGTTTAGCTGCGTTATCACTTTGAAGTTGTTGCATCTTGAGTTTCATTTCTCTATCGTCTTGAAGTAATAATAATTTTTGTAACTCTTCAAGTTGTGGTTTATTCATACCATCTAAATCTTTAAGATATGGGTTTAACTTATCTTTAAAAGATTGATTGTTTTTAATTAATGTTCTATATAATTCAGAAGCTTTACTATTTGGATCTAGTTCGGCAGCTTTACCTTGCATAGCAGCTTCTTCTAAAGCTTCTTTTACTAATCCTTTAGATTCCTTTCTTTGTTGTTTACTCATTTCTATCTTAGACATAGCATCAGACATCACTTTCTTAGCGTCTTCTTTAAGTGATTTACCAGCATTAGGATCACCTTCAACTCTAGCCATACCAGCACTTATCTTTTCTAAACCACCTCTAAGACCACCCATGAAGTCTACCCAATTAGCCATTTTTTTAGATTCTTCATATATTTCATTTTCTTTGTTCTTAGCAGCTTCATCATCTTTTTGTAAACGTTTTAATATAGAATTAAAACCTTCTTCATCTTTTACTTCTTCTTTTACTTCTTTAACTATAGGTTTATCTTCCTTAACTGGAGATGGTGTAATTTGTTTAGTTTTAGATGGTATAACTGGTGGTGTAACAGGAGCAACATTAACATCTTTTGGTATGTTTATCGGCTGTTGTGGTATGTTTGTTTGTGGTATAGATGGTTGTGTACTACCAAAATCAAATCCTTGTTTATTTGGTTGTAAAGGAATATCTTTTGATAAATTAGTTTGTAGATTATACCTATTTAGTAATTCATCTAATCTATTTTGTTCTAAGTTTTCTTGACTAATAAATGGTGTTGGTTGTTCACCTGTTTGATATGGAATATTAGATGATATAGTTTTACTACCATTTAATAAATCATCAAGAAACTTACTATAATCTATATTATTTTTATTCTCAGCCATAAATTATTCCTTTAATTATTTACTATAAGGATTAGATCCACCAAAAATACCAGTAGGAGCTTTAGCTGTTGTCACATTAACACCTGATTGTGTTGGAGCAGCAGAACTACCACTACCAGAAAAAGCTTTACCGGCACTCATTGCTATATCAGCTAATCCTGATCCCATAGATTGTATACCAGCAGCTTTGTTTGCACCAGCAGCACTTGTTGCAGCAGCATTACCAGTTAACGCACTCATTTGTAAACCAGCTTTCTGTACTTCTCTATCATATTTTCTACCAGCAGCTTCGGCGTTCCATTGAGATACCTGATTTGCAGCATTAACTCTGTCAGCTTCAAGTTGTTGAGCTAAACTTTGTTTAGTTAGATTTGCTGTATTTAAACCAGCTACATTACGTTGTTCAACTCCTGCTTTTTGTAAAGCATTAAATTGAGCTATGATATCTTCAGCACTAGCCTTTTGTGCTTCTTCACCAAACTCTTGAGATCTCATTTGTGTACTATAATCACCCAATTGACCTAAAGCTGCTAGTTTAGCTTGTGCTGATGTTTGAGCTATACGATCAGCTTGTTCAGCTTGAGCTAACATAGCTTGTTGGCTTGACGACTGTCTTTGTGCTAACTCAGCACCAGAACCCAACATACCTCGTTCAGCCATAGATTGAAGTATTCTAGCATCTCTAGCTTCAGCTTGAGATCCAGTGCTACGTCTTAGTTGTTCAAACTCAGCCATATCAGCACTAGTTAAACCATCCATACTTCTTTCTTGTATACCACTTAATGCTGCAAGTTGAGCTTCTTTCAATCTAGGGTCAACACCAATATCTGTCATTGATGTTTTCTGTAGTTGAATAGCTTTCTCTTCTTCTGGTAAGAAATCCCAAACTAATTCAGGACTTTCAAGTATAAGTTTTTCAGCTTCTGCTGTTGGTATTTGAAGACTATTAGCTATATTTAATGCTGCTTCTCTTAAAGCTTGTGATCTTGCTTCAGCTTCTTCAGCAGCATTTCCAGCCATTATACCACTAACTAATGACGACCCAATTCCTGCTGCTGCTCCTGCGGCTATCATTCCAGCCATATAAAACTCCTTAAATAATATATTTTAAGATAAACCAAAGAATTGTCGAAGTTGATTAAAATAACCACCTTCTCTTGCTGTTGTTTCACCTTTTACTTTATTACGTTGTTCTACTGTTTTTTCTATGAATTGATTTTTTAAATTAAGTATATTATTAATTTTAGCTTGTCTATTAGCTATTTCACTTTGTATTTCTGGCATTGCTAATATTTGTTCCTCTGTAAAACCAGAATAACGATCAGGACCTAATTGATAAACAATATTATTTAAATTCAAAATTGATCGATCTATTGGAAACAATCTAGTAACAGCAGGATCATTATCCATAGCAACTCTAATTTCATTATCTGATTTATTAATCCATTCATTATTAGGATTTAAATATTGATAACTAGCTGTTGTTGCATCCTTATCGCCAGGTTGAAATCCATATCCTGTTCTTTCACCTAAAACATCATAATACCATTGGTTCATTGAAGTAGAAGCTTCTAACGCTTCTTCTTCTTTAGTTTTGTTTGTTTTAGTTTGTCTATCTAGTATTTCTTTTTCTAAGTTAGATACACCTAATCCTTCTAAACCAACTTGATTAGCTTGCAATCTTCTTGCTGCTTCAACTTCAGATAGATTACTACCTAATTGATCTTGAAATAATTCCTCTAACGCTTGTTGTTTAGCTACTTCTTCTGATGTAGCAAATCTTGACTTTTCAGCTAAGGATTCACCTATATTAGCTGTATTAAGAAGTTCAGCTAATTTAGCTTGATCTAGAGTTCCATAATTATATAAACTAGATTCAGCTTCTCCTGGTGCCTTTCCTGCATAATATGCTGATGTACCACCAACGTTCCATCTACCTTCAACCCCTGTACCGAATTCACCTTGATAACTTAAGTTGTTAGCAATGTTTAACATTTTATCAGCAGCTTCTCCTGATGTATTTTGTCTTAAGAAATTTTGTTCATCAGAACTAATAGCTTGACCCGATAGTAATTTAGTATATAACTCAGATACTTTATTTTTATTAGTATTATATTGTTTTAACTTTTCAACAACATTAGTTTCAATATTACCGAATGCTTGTTCTGCACCAGTAGTTACAGCAGACTTTGTTGCTTCAATTTCTTCTAAAGTTTTACCTTTAGCTAATTGTTGTAATTTTTCTAGATCTGTAAGTTGTCTAGAAACATCAGTTCCTGCTATTTTAGAATAGTCTTCTAAAGCTTGTTTTTCTTGTTGTTTAGATTGTAACAATAATTGATCTAAAGATTGTTGTCCTGTAGTATATGTTTTATCAGGACGACTAAACATTTCACGAAGTAATTGAAATCTACCAGCTTCACTAGTTCCTAATCCTGCTTTTTGTTGAAAAGCATTAACATCTTGTTTTAATGTAGGTAAAGCTTGAGATTCGTATGTATTGAATCCACCTTGTTTAGCTGTTAGATATTCTTGATATTCTGGTGTATCCATATATGAACGAATATCGGCAGCATTTTTTTCATATAGTCCAGGTAAGTCTTGTTGTACTTTTTGTATACGAGCTATTTCACCACCACCAATTTGTTTTAGATTATCTTGATCTAATCCAAATCCGGTTTTAGTTTCAATATCGCTTCTTTCTGTAGCAGTTTTTGTTGCTAATCCAGTTTCTTCTTCTTGAAGTTTACCTGTTATTTTTTCAGCTAATTTAGGTTCTTGATGTGCTTGAACATATTTTTGAGCAGAAGTACCTTTCATACCAGTACCTAATTTTCCTGCTGTACTAGCTTGAGTAGCAACAGGAGAAACACCAGCACTAACAGAAGATGGTGATCCACTAACTGATATATCACCAGTTTGTTCTAGATTACCAGCTTTCTTCTTTTTCTCTTCTTCAGTTTGTTGAAGTGTATCTGCTATATATGGCATTGTTATTTACCTTTACTGAAAGTATTTAATACGATATCTTCAATAGCTTTTAATCTTAGTTCTTGTTCTTTCTGTTTCTGACTTATATTAGTTTCTTCTGGAGTAGATTTTCTAACTATTGGATTTTCATTCTTAAGTGATTCAAATGGTATTTTACCTTGAATTGCTTCCATTAATCTTTGTTGACCTTCTAGATTAACAACAGACTCACCTTCATTAACTTGAGCATCAACATTATCACCAACATAATTCATACCATCATCTTCAATTACACCACCATTACGATAGTAGTTAATTTTATCCATTGCTAGTTTTTTTAACTGATCTTGCATTGGATCAACGTTATAAGCAACACCACCATCTTCAAATTTAGGTAACACTCTTTCTTGTGTTCCTTGAGTTTTTTCAGCTAACATTCTTCTTAAATATTCAGTGACAGGATCTTGAATTCCTGGCATTTGTGGAGGTAAAGTATAACTAGAAAGATCTTGTGAAGGCATAAATGAATTTAAATTAGGTATTTGAAGACCAGAAACTATACCACCATCTTGATATGCATTTCTAGATGGTATCTTTTTTTGTGAAAGTTCATTTTCATATTTTTCAGAATCTTTTATGTGTTGTATTAATTCTGAATCACTTAAATTTTTATATTCTGGAAGTGATCTAAATTTTTCAAATTTCTCAGCTATTCCAAATTTAGAATCTAAATTCTCTGAAATATTAGCACCTAACTTAGAAGTATTTTCTGTATCTCTATTCATATAAACATTTCCACCATCTTCATATTTCTTAACTACACCACCACATTTATAACCATTATTAGACTTAAGTATTTCCATTTCTTCAGGTGACAAACTATCTCCAGATTCTAATTTATAAGCTAAGGTTCCTTCTTTTGGACCCAATGGTTGTACTTCTCCTGCTTTTTGAATGGCTTCACCTAAAGCTGCACCATATACATTACCAAATAAATTCTTACCACCAGCCATTCTTACTGTTGGACGAGAAGTTCTAATCATATTTAATTCTTTTTCTAAATTCACTTTTTGTTCTGGAGGAGTTTTTGGATTATTCAATGACTTAAGTATTTCACTTTCTCTTAGAAATGATTGAGTTTCATTAGATACAATCTCACCTCTAGGTAAAGGTTTAACCACACCACCTTCCGCATATTTAGGTTTTTTAAATTTATCTCTTAAATTTGAAAAATTGTCACTTTTCATGTCTTCCTCGAATATAGTAATTACATTAATACTTGATAAACCCTTTAATTACTGTATATTATGATAGTTAATGTGTAAGTTGTGTTTGCTAGTAAACCTGTAATATTACTAACTTTTATTATTTTATTTTCTTCGGTATATGTTATAAAGGGATGTGAAGTTATAGCACCACCTAGAACTCTTATGATTTGTGTTCCTGTTGACTTTAAAGCTAAATTATGTTTAAAAGAGATTGAAAATACAGGATTACCACTTGCATCAACTTTGATGTTATTAATAGTTTTAATTTCTTGATTAAGATTTTCTGATATTGAAAGATTCTTATTTAAAGCATTGTAAACACTTTCAGCAAAGGAATTATAACAAATACCAATCTTTTCAACTAGTTCCTTTTCATCGTCTTTAAAATCTTCAACGTTTAATCTTTTTGGGCTATCTATTTTCATTATTTATATGCTCTCGGTGTTGTTTGTTCGTTGTAAGTTACTGAATATCCAATAATACCAAACTTCTCTCTGGCTACGTTATGTTCAAATTTCAAATATATATAACGACATCTTTGTTTATTTCTAGGCACATACGTTCTAAATGGTCTTTCTCCACCATCACCACCATAAACATACTCACCATATGTTTGAGTACCATAATCACCATTACCTTCTGCTTCAAATTCAATACCTTCTAAATGAGCACTTATATCACTTCTAAAAGACATAGTACCATATGTAAAGTTATATTGATCAAACATTAACGTTGATTCTCTAAATTGTTTCATTAATGATGAATCACCTAAAGTTTCCGCGGAATATTGCGTTTCAGTACTTATACCATTGAATATAATACAATCACCAACTAGAATTGGTATTTCGTTATAAAGAATAACTTTACCTAAAGAAAATATTACATCTTTAATAACGGCTTCGTAAGTTATAGCTGTTGTATATTTTTCATAGTTAGTAAAGGCAATACCAGTTGATGTATTTAGTTCGTCTACAAGAAGATTAAACCCATCTCTAAGGTCTTCTATATCGTTACTACCAGAATAACTAGTATAAGTTTGTAGAACGTCATCTAGGGCTATTTTTGACACTAATGCTTGTAGTCTACCACCTAGATCATTACCTGTTGATAATTTCAATTCGGTATAGTAATCTGAATCATCTAACATCCAATCTTTATCTAACTGATTTAATAATCGATTAAATCTAACAATAGTAATATATTGTATTTGATATAATACATCATGAATGTTAACATTAAGTATGTTACTTGGAAAAATTATATCACTTCTAATTGTTGATGGTGATAATGTTTTTTCATATTCTCTATCAGCATAGTCTGTTCTTTCAAAGTTTTTTCTTTCAATTTCTATCTGGTTAATATCTGATGGACCTAAATAAAGTCTATCATTACCACTATTTACAATACCACAAGTTTTACTCATTATCCAACGAGTCCAAGTCCTTGTAAATACGTTAAAACGATAACATTGTGTTGCTGTTGTATCTGTTGGTAATGTTGGTAAAAACAATAGATAAGCTCTATCACTTTCATAAGTTATACCAAAAGACTTCTTAGAGAAATTAGGAAAATTACTAGATGTTGGTTTTAGTATTAAGTCTTCTATCTTTCTAGAAATAATACTAACAGCACCATCAGTAACGGTAACAACACCTTGACTTGTTAACATATATATTTGATTATTCAATACTTGAGCTGTGTCAGCAGCTATTAATGGACTAGATGAGTCTGTTAATGTAACAACGAAAGTATCTGGAGTAGTTCCAGTTAATCTATATATACCATCAGTCTTAAGAATAAATAAAGATTCTCTTAAAGACATAACTCTTAGAATTGGTTTATCTTTAGATCCAATAGCTATGTAATTTAATATTGGAACAGATTCAGGTTGTTCTGCTTTTGAATAATAAATCCTATTAGGATTAACTTCATTATCAGACTTAACTGATGAAGTAAATGGTGTTGATGGAACTACCAAGGGTATTTTAGGACTAATATCATTACCAGAAGCTTCTATATTTGTTCCTAAATAAAATGGTATGTTAGCCATAACTCTTTTTTCTAACATCAATTGACCTGGAAGATCATTTGGTCCAGAAAGATAGAAAGCATATACTCTAGATGATTGATTACGATTAATTACTTTAATCAAAGAATTAACCGTATCGTCTATATTTTGTGAAGGTGTACCAGCTTTAGCTAAAGCAAACTTTTTATTTGGTATATCCTCAACTGTTGAAGCTTCATAAGTTTCATAACCACTTATATCACCAATATAAAGTTTAGTTGGTCCACCCACATCACCTTCATCTTTAAAATCATCAACAGCTAAAACATCAAAAAATAAACGATGTAACGTTGATGTATTTGCATAAAAGACATAACTTTGATATTTAGTTACATCTTTAGCTAATGGTGGTCTATCATTTGAAGAATTTATTCCTTCTCCTGATATTGGATTTGTATATAAAGTAGTTCCAGAAGCTCTAAAATCTTCAGAAACTAAATCAGTAGCAGTTACATAACCATTACTAAAATCTGTTGAAGTTGGATAATCTTCAAACACTAAATTCATTTCATCTTCTGGAACATTTAAAATAGCACCAACCATGTTATCTTTTTGTACATCTCTATAGACTTGGTATCCATAGTTGTTTTCAGAAGTTATTGTGTACGCATCAATTATTTCGGTTGGTATTGTAAATGTTAAAGTTGTTGCTTTTGAAGCACCTGAAGTATTTCTTATTATTCCTATCTGTCCCGGAGATCCTATTTTTAAATTACCATTAACATCTTTTCTAAACCAAACAACTCTATAAGCTGTCATCTTATTGTTTTCTAACCAATCTGTAGAGGCGTTTAACTCTATTTGTATATCTAACGCTTTAGGAACACCAGCACTAACTATATAACCTGGATCTGTTGTTAATTCTGTAGCTTCCAATGCTGATATTACTTTGATTCCTTCATTTGTTGTAAAATATAAATTACCATTAGATTCAACACTCTTTATTCTAAGTCCTGATTCTAATTCTGTATATGTTCCTGAGAATTCAGAAAAAGCACCACTACCATCATCAAACAATAATTTAGTAGCGTAGTGTATTAGTATTCTACCTTTATATTGTAATAGTTGTTTAGAGACATCCGATGCTGTTCCAAAAGAATCACCATATATTTTCATACCTCTACGAGGTTCAATAACACCATCTTTATCTATTACTATATTATTAGCTTGAACTAATGCACCATCTTCCAGTGTTAATTCATTTTTAAATGAATGTAATCCCAATGCTGCATTTACTGTTTTTTGTGGCATTTTTCATCCTTATATTGAACGTTTACCTTTTCTACCGATACCACTACTTCTTAAAATATTATGACGAGATTTAGCTTTGATTGGAGATCCTGATATTCTGTTGTCTAACATTAATCCGTTATTGTTCTCCATTTTTTCTAAACGTCTAGTAGCAACGGCTAAATTTTGAACATCACCATTAGCTTCTAAAACTAATGTTGCTGTCATTTGTGCTAATAATGGGTGTAGTTCACTTGGACAATTAATTAGATCTGTTTCACCAGCTAATGATAATCTATCACCAATAGATAATCTTGGTGGTATGTTCTCGGGATCTAGTTGTATATATTTACCTGAAGTATTTATCGATATAATAGGAACATCAAAACTTATAATTTTATGAGGTGATTTTGTTCTGACGAAATCATATAAAGCTGTTGCTGAAAAATTAGTAGGTAAAGCTGTTTTATTTTCATCAGAATTAATTAAAGTTATAATACCGTTAGTTCTATCAATGTTTTGAATTATCGCAACTCTTTCATTTAATACTAAAGCGTTTGGTTTTATTAAATAGAAGAATAGTAAACCACCAATACCGTCTATATTATCTTCACTAGTGTGTATTACTAGATTCTCACCTTCTATATAGTATCTAAAAACTCCATTATTACCATTATAATCAACTAATTCATCTGTTGATACTTGTATCATATCCTGTTTAGTTTCTTCATCATTTATGTCACTAATATAAAACACTTCTTGAAATTTAGCTCCTATTGAACGATATGGTATTTCATATCGTTTTACACCAGCTTCTAATGGTATTATTTCTTGAATACGAAAATAGTTCTCTTGTTTTGATAAAATTAAAGGAATTAATGAGCTTGACATCTCATCGTTTGCTAATTTTAATATGTCATTATCATCTAGTAAATTTTGACTGTCTGGTATATTAGTACGTTTTTTTATACTATCTAATAATTCAATAGATGAATAATAGGATTTGTTTGCTGTAGACATAGTACATCCTTATATTATTCTTTTAATTGAGAAGCTAATTCCATTAGTTTTTTAAGTTTAGCTAATTTATTATCTTTTCCTTCTTCCATTCCATCACATTCAGCTTCATCTTCTTTACATTCTTCCATTTCTTCTTCACTTCCAACAATTTCTTTAGCTTTCTCTAGTCCTTCTTCTAATCCATCTTTATCTGGAGCGGCTACTGTTACTTTTTTCATACCTTTTAATTCTTCACCACCAGCTTCATTCATGATAGAATCAATATCATCAAGCATTGACTCTTTAATCTTCTTAGATTTATCATCAACAAATTTACCTTCTTTTGCTTTCTTTCTTAGTAGATCTTTAAATTTTTCAATCATTAGAAACTCCTTTATTTTTATTCTCTAAGTAAGTTTTAGTACCACTTATCAAATGTTCTGTTAAGTTTGCACCAAAAAAAGATACAGCACAAACCTTTAATAAATCAACTAGCTGAGCACCATCTATATAGTTACCAACTCTAAGTAAAACACTTAGTAGTGTTATTATTCCCATTATCCAAACTTTACGATAACCCATTAAAAAATCTAGTTTTAATCTAGATAACATATTAAACTCCAGTTGTCTCACTTCTAAATTTAAAAGTTAGACTAACATAACCACTAACGTCAGGTGAAGTATATTGTACTTGACCACTAGATGTTATATCAAATTCTATACCACTATCATCACCTGTACTATTTACTGACATATACCAACCAGAATTATTTTGTACACCTATTAATTCAAATATTTCAAATTTATCACTAGTAGCTTGCAAATCAACACTAACTATAGTTTTAAAAGATCTAACATCAGCATTAGCAAAAGCTAATCCTGTTACGTTAGTAAATGATGTTTGATTGTTGCTACCACTAAAAGACGTTTCTTCGATATCACCTGTGCTAGGTGAAGATATAGACACTAATTTTGGTATTCCATTTACAAAATTTACAGCATATCCCATTTTATATCCTTGTAAAAAGAAGAGAAGGACTTCATGTCCTTCTCTGCTTAATTATGTTAATTAGATAGCTAATTCAAGATGTGGAGCAAGAACTATTTTACCAAGAGCACTAGCATGTCCAAGTAGTACTATGTTTTTATCGGCTGGAGCAGTTTTAGTAGCATTTCCAGCAGTAGCAGAAAGATAAACACGTTTACCTAAATCAAAGTTTCCATCTTTAAGTACAGTAACTTCACCAGCTACTTGTACTAGTCCAGAAGCTTCATCTGCTATTTCAGCAATAACAACACCAATAGTACCTTCACAAGTACTTAATGCGTCAGCATCAGCAAGAATGATTTCACCAGCAACAGTTTGACTTAAACAAACAACAGATCCTGCTGGTATAGCACTTCCTGTATTATTAGTTAATGTGATAGAAACAGATTGAACAGAACTACGTGCATCTAATTTAGCGATAGCACTTTCAATAGTATCGGTATTTGCTATAACGCCAGCAGAAGCAGCATATGCATCAGAAAGTCCAATATCATTAGCTTCAAGTACAACGTCACCGGCTTGACCATTTACAGATGTAACTTCATCGCTAACATCCCATTTTTCCCAAGCACTACCATTGTAAGCTACTTTATCACCAGAAGCAAGAACTATACTACCTCCAAAAGCACCAAAATCATGTGTTCCTGCTGTTGTAACTCTATATAGAGCACCTTGTACTCTTGCAGCTTCTAAATCTAAATCTGGACTATTTGTAGTAGCATTATAAGTACCAGCATAGAACAATGGACTTGGTATAGATTCTACTTCAGTTTCCAAAGCTTGTAAAGCTGCTTTGATTGTTGAACTATCAGCAATAACTGATCCTGTAAATGTTCCTAAATGTTGAGCATTTTCAGCAACACCAGAAAGAGTTACTAAATCGTTAGCGTTAGCATCTATTTCTTCTTGAGCTGTTTCTAGAGCTTGTAGAGCAGCTTTGATTGTTTGATCATCAGCTATAGTAGATCCTGTGAATGATCCTAGATTATCAGAATCAACAGCTACACCAGAAAGTGTTACAAGATGTCCAACATCATCAGCAGCACCAGAAGCTACACCGGCAGTTGTTTCATGAGCACTTTCAATTGCTTGTAATGCGACTTTGATAGTTGAGCTATCAGCGATTGTGCTTCCAGTAAAAGCACCTAAGTGTTGTGCATTTTCTGCAACACCTGATAATGTAATTAAATCATTAGCATTTACATCAACTTCTTCATGTGCTGTTTCTAATGCTTGTAATGCAGCTTTTACTGTAGAATTATCGACTATTGTTGATCCAGTAAATTCACCTAAATTCTCAGCATTAACGGCAACACCAGAAAGTATTACCAAATCACCAATAGCAGTTTCAGCAGTTCCTAAATCTGTATCTAATTTTTCAATACCTGATTGAACAGTTACTTGTGTACGAACAGCAGTTAAACCTACTTGATCAGCACCTGAACTACCATCAACTACAGAAGCGATAAGAATTAACTTATCAGCAATAGCTCCAGTAATTTCAGCACTATTTGCACCTACTTTAATGGAACTTACTTTAAGTATGTCTGTACCACCATTTAGATCGACTTCTTTATGAAACCCATCTATATAACGAATTAATTTACTAATGTCTGTCATTTTTTAAATCTCCAAAAAATTGTTTATATTATGCTTTTTTTACCAGTAAACGAGCAATAGCTCCTGCTCCTGGATCTGCTGACCATGTTAATGTAATTGCATCTACTGCCTGATTAAAAGATACTAAAGCTGTACTATTAGCTCCTGCTGTTTTTTGTGAACAAGCAAGAATAACATCACCAGCAGCTAAACCAACAGCAGCAACACTTTCTACAGCACCACCACCAGCAGAAGCTGCGGTATCAATTACAACTAAATCTGCTATATCTAATTTTAAAGCTAATGCATCAAATACTACATTTTGTGATGGAGCTTTAGTTGTAACTCCGTCAACTAATGCATCTTCTATATCAGAACTATTAGCTTTCAATGCTAATGCATCAAATACTGCATTTTGTGAAGGTGCTTTATCAACAACAGCATTAACAATAGCATCTTCTATAACATCAGCAGCAGCATCTTCAGCAATATCAGTAGCTTCAACTAAAACAGCATCGATAGCATCTTGTACGTTTTTTTCATCAATTCCTTTGTAATCTACACTCATTATTATCTCCTTAGTTTATTCATCAATTTTTTCAAATTGATATTGAAGTTTTACTTTTAAAGGCAATCCTGACATCTTTAAAAGTTTGTTAACTCTTGTTACTAATAATTTTAACATCTTAGCTACTTTCTTACCTACTTCCTGAGAAAGTTGTTGAATCTCTTCGTTACTTTTTGATTCTAAATCCATGAAATTGCTCCTATTTAATGTTTATCACCGTTTATTATTCTTCCTAAATAACAGCTACGATAAATACTCACATTAAAACTTGATAAAATGAATTAACTTAATTGAATTATTACATCTGGATCTAGTATAATATCTTTATTTAAAGGATTATCTTGATTTTTAGAAACCACACCAACTTTTATAACGAAATCTCCAGAAACAAATCCATTAATACCAACTTGAGGTAAAACATTAGTTAAACCACCAGTTTTACTAACATATAGTATATCACCAAAACTAAAAGCTATTGATACGTTTTTTATAACTCTATCAGACTTAATTTCACCTTGTTCACCATCTAAAGTGTCTGAAGCTAATAAACCAATAATACCAACACTATTTGATATAGAAACATCTATCAAATCCATATCACCATTAGTATTAACTCTAACTGGTGTATTCTCTAGAATAGTACTTCCTGTATTATTTTCTAGAAGTATAGGTGGTGTTTGATTCTGTATCTCTAATAGTTCTTGACTATTTTCCCATTTACCACTAGTAAAGTTGAATTTAAGTATATCACTTTCATCAGGACTATATAAATCAACATCAGTTAAACTAGATAAAGAAGCACCAGCACTTACAGCTTTTAAATCAATTTCATTTGTCGAAGCATTTCCTGTGATACTAATTGTAGAATCACTAGAAATAAAATTGAAGCTTCTTGTAGACAAATCATCCCCATTAGTACAGCCAATCTCTACCGATCCACCAATGGGACGTTTAAAAAAACTTGCAACAACTATTTTTGGTATTCCTGAAGCATTATAAACAGAACATCTAAAACGTATTAACTCATATGAACTAATATCAACATAAGTGCTATCAACACCAATTATAGTATCGATAGTATCCCAATTAGATTGATTTTTTAGTTTTCCTTCTACAACAACAGCATTGATAATTCCTACATTTTCAGTTACAACTCTTAGTGAAGGCTGTTCGGCTAAGTCATAACCATCAGAACTACCAAGTATCCCTGTAGATCGAAAATCAATTTCTAAATTGAGTCTACGATCTGCTGTAGACATTTGTACCTCCTAATAATTTATAAATTCTTAAATTCTTCGAATGTTAATGGACTTTCTGGTAAAACTTGTTCTTGTGTTATATCTCTTAAGTACATTCTATAGTTCTTCATTAGTATTAATTCTTCTGATGTTATAGGGTAATCAGAAAGCATATACTTATCTGTAGATTGTAGTAGTACATTTCTTTTGTTTCTTAACTGTTCTATGTTATACTCATTAGTAATGTCTTCAATTGTGATAACATAATCAGCTTTGATTGTGTATTCTGTATATATAACAGTTTCTCCTAGTATTTCTTCTGTTTTTTCTTCTTGACTAAGGATTCTAGAAAGAAGTTCTTCTGGGACTGTTCTTAGTTTACGTTCTGGTAAACCTATTACCTTTTCATCAATTTGTTGTTGTAACCAAGAGTCAATTCTTTCATCTTCAACTTTTGATGGATAGTATTTATTTGTTATTTCATTATGTATTATTACTTTTTTCATATATTATCCTTTTAATCAATATTAAAAATACTTAATCTAGTTCTACTATCACCTGAACTAACATTTAATGTTGAACCATAATTGTGATATAATTGTAATTCAAAGTAGTCTCCAGTTACTCCGGTTAATATCCCTGAAACTCTCTGCATTTGGGGTATTGCTGGAGTTAAAAAATCCATGTATCTTGGTGATGCTATTCCATTTTTAAGAACTTTCATTGATGCATTCGTTGGATTATTTTCAAGCCAAATCCAAACATCAATAAAAAAACTTCCATTTCTTTTCAATCTTATCTTTCCATCACTTTCAATCATTCCATGTGTGTCTTTTATTTTTGTTGGAAAAATAACAGTTGTAAATGTACCATCAATTAATGAATTGCCACCTGTTGCAACATAATTAACTATTACTTTCTCACTCGCAGCTATTGTAGCTGGACCTGATTCTCTAATTATAAATATACCATTGGCACTGGCATTGGAACTTAGCGTACCTCCTACTCCCATTGTAATTTTTAACATATCTCCAACATTCAAAGGCAATGCTGTATTAAGGAAAAAATCTGTTTGATCTCCTAATCTAAAGGACTTGACAATAGAATAAGATCCTCCGACAGGTTTGTATTGTAATTGTATAGTATCACTTGTCACAGCTGTATATTTTAATTGCGCTCCTATTCTATAATCGCCTGCAATTTGAGTTGTAAATTCTCCAGTAGAAGAATTATAAGAGGAGTGAGTATCCTTGACTTTTGTTTCATAAATTACAGTTCCACCAGAAGAAATTGTTTGTCCATTAGAACTAGAGTAAATTGTAGTGTTTACTCTTGTATCTGCTCCATCACTTAAAACTACATTAGAAGACCAACCAGCTACAGGAATAAAATTAGTATGAAATCTATATTCAGTTGAATCTTCAAATTGTGCATTTCCATCTACAGCTTGACAAGCGTCTTGTGCCGAACCATTATTTCTAATACCAAAAAACAAGGATTTATTAGAACCATTACTATATGTATTAATAATCCAATCAATATTTGAAGTACCATCTTTGTATAGAATTCCGATAGGTGTGTAGTCACCATCAATCCCTATTTTATCAAAAGTTACACTAGTGTCTGTTATTTTAGCAGCGGTTGCTGTGCAAGTACCTGTAGTAAACCATCCCATATATTGAACGCTATCACCAACTCTTCTTTTATAAAATTTAGCAGATGATATTGTACCAAATCCCTCAGTTGTTGGTGTAAATTCTGTCCAATCTGTTGACGGAGTTCCAGTAACTACACCTTTACTATTAGCTACAACAACATTATCAAATATAAAATCAAAATTCAAAGCACTAGTAGTTGTAAAATGTATATACAATCTATAGTTTGTACTAGTATTTGCGTTAGCTTGAAATTCTCCTTTATAACTTCCAGAACCATCAAATATATCTGGCGTTAAAGGAACTATAACATCGGCGTCTTGATCACTAATAAAAGCTTTAACATCATTATTTACATAGCTAAAATTAGAAGTTACTTGATATAAAAAACTTAAGAAATGTGGTTTACTAGCATATCCTCTAGGAACAACAAAGTCATAATAATAACCTTCACCTTGAACAGATGTTGATCCAGTTTTAGCAATTTTAAATGATGCTATACCATCTAAAACTTCACCAGCGGTTGTTGTTCTAGTTAAAGCTAAATTACCACTAGGTGCTCCTCCAGGAGTTATTTCTGGTGTTGCTGCTGATGTTGTGTTTTTATATGCTGTCCAACTAGTTGTATCATATAACGCTTTACTATTTCTAATATAACTATCTTCTAAGTATTGACTAGTAAAAGTAGTACCATTATATTGTAATAAATCATAAGCAGCAGGACTACCAACAACTAAATTATCAGTATCAATACTTTGAGTATTAATTGTTCCAAATATATATTTACCACCTACAGCTATCCATCTAGTAGTTCCACCATCGTTAGTACTTAATATAAAAGTATTATCATCAGTCTCAGAACTATTAGATTCATAACGATAGAATGATTCTGTTTCAACAACATAAATTAAATCAGGCTCAGAATAACCAGTAGCTGCTTCAGCTAATGCTACTGTTGTGAAAGTATCTAAACCTCCACCACCTCCACCCAATGATACCCAACTTGTGGTATCTAAATCATATCGCCAATATTCTTTAGCATAACTTCCTAATCCATCACTAGCCCATAACTGCATATCGACAGGATTTGATGGTGGATTGGTTGTTGGTTCAACTCGAATTCCTTTTTGATAAGTTCTAATACTCATTTTTTCTCCTTTTTTATATCAGTTTCACAGGAAGTGGAGTACTTCATTGGTTTATACCAAAGGTTATTCCTGATATTTATTACTTTTTCTTAAATTATCTATAGCAAATAATGGTTGTAAATTAGTATAGTGAAAACATTTCTTCTGTTCTTCTTCATTTGTTAAATCAAATTTACTAATTGGTTTAATATGATCTATATGCCAAACTATTCCTCTATTTTCCCATGTCATCCCTTCCTTAAATTGTTTTTCTAAATATATTTTTAATTCTTCAATTGTACATCCAACCAATTCCATAGTTTTTTTATATTTTCTAGTACCTTTTAAAACTTTATTTATTTTTGTACGAATTAACCACATAAATCTATATTCAGGATCAGAATGATATCTTTGGTTAACATATCTTCTCTTATAATCTCTAACCTTCTCTATATTATTTAATCGCCAATTTTTATTTCTTATTTTTATTTTATCTTTATTTTTTAAATATCTCTCATGACTTTTAATCTTTTTTTCTTCTTCAGTCAATTTAATTTTTTCTTTTTTTGGTTTTCTATTTTTTTCTAAATAAATTTTCCTTTCTATTTTTCTACATTCTTTACAATCATTTCTTAAACCATCTTTGGATGAAGTTTTTTTACCAAATTCATTTAACTCTTTATCTTTTTTACATTTTGTACAAATTTTTCCCATTTTTATCTCTTAATCCAAATATATACTAGTAGCAAAATATTTAATAAATGCAGAACTAAATCCGGCAAAGTTCGGACTTGAATAAGTTACTTGACCAGCAGACACATCAAATGTAATTCCTGATACATCACCAGAATGGTTGGCATCTAAAACCCATGTACCATTTTTATTAACTAAATTTAATTTAAACATTTGATAATAATCAACAGTAGCATCAACGAAAACATATGCTAGTATTTCAACACAATGAGTATCAACATGAAAATTCATACCTAATACGTTAGTGTTTGTTTGATTATTTTGTAAATTAGCTACTCCAGTTTTTTGTTTTGCATATTTCCAAGTTTGTGTTCCTGAGATTTCTGGATTAGTATAAGTTTTATTTGTTAATTCTTGAGTATCACTTGTTCCTACAATACTTCCTGTTACACCATGAACACCACTTGAAGGATCATCAACTTCAGCACCGTGTTCAAAGTTAGTAAAAGTATTATTATCAGCATCCATAGTTTTATTTGTTAAAGTTTGGTTATCATCTTTACCAACTATGTCTGAGGTAGTTCCATGTGTTGTTGTATCTAAAATGTGATTATTCAAATCACTTGCAACAGTTCCAGTATTACCAGATACTGTAGCAATTGCTGCATCTAAATCATCTAACACATCTTGTACGTTAGAAGAATTACTATATGTAAATTCATCTATTGTACTTATAGCTGAAGCATCATGAGCATCTGTTACATTAGTTATGTGATTGCTTAAATTAGTTCCAACGGTACTTACAGCACCTTCAGCGGTTTCTAACCTTCCCTCAACCTCATCTATAGCATCTTGTACATCGGTCGCTACAAGCCCAGAAACAGCGTTATCGTAGGTTATCTCACTAGCTTGGTCATGATTAGCAATAGCATCGTTGATCGCTTTATAGATACAAGCGGACGTTGCTATATGGGTTTCATTGTTAATCAACCCTGTCGTTGCTGTATCCAATATACTACTCTTTATATTTGTAGTATTTATATTACTAATTGTGCTGTTATCAGCATTTATAGTTTTGTTAGTTAATGTTTGGTTATCGTCTTTACCAACAATATCACTAGTTACACCATGTGTTGTCTTATCTAATTCATGATTTGAAAGATCTGTTGCTACGTTACCTATGTTTGTTTCTGCTGTACCTAGTCTTCCTTCAACTTCATCTATTGCAGCTTGAACATCTGTGGCTACTAATCCAGAAACTGCATTATCATAAGATATTTCACTAGCTTGATCTTTTGTTGCAATAGCATCAGCTAAAGCTTTGTAAATAGAAGCTGATGTTGCTAAATGTGTTTCGTTGTTGATTAGACCTGTTGTTGCTGTGTCTAATATTGAAGTCTTTATGTTTGTGGTATTTATGTTAGTTATTGTACTAGTATCAGCATTTATTGTTTTATTTGTTAGTGTTTGAGTTTGTGTATCGGTAATTATTTCTCTATCAGCACCATTTATATGTACTTTTATCTTTTCATTATTTTGATTATAAAGATTACCTTCAGAAGATTTATCATATGTTCTAGACGTTAGTTCTTTAACTAATATAATACCTTTAATCCATGCCCATGCTTTTTTCATTATGTAATTCCTTTAAATGTATTATACTGAAATTATTGATTTGGCAAAAAACTTTAATAAAGAAGCGTGAGATCCAACTTCTCCACTTAAAACTTCTGGATTATAGGTTATTGTACCAGAAGAATTTATATCAAATTCAACCTTAGCATCACCTAATCTTCTTTGGGCTAATACCCAACCTTGAAGTGAGTAGTTTCCAGAAAGGACACCACTCTCTACTAATTCAATATCAAACTTACCACCAACATCAGAACCATTAAATGTTGAAAGAATACTAAAAGATGTTGCATTTATTCTAGTAATAACAAATGTACTGTCTATGTTTGAAGTATCTGTTATTGTTACAGTATCACCGTTGTTTAGATTGTGATTATATGAAAGTACCACAATTGTGGTAACTCCATTACCAGTATAGGAAGTTATTTCTTTAGTAATCCGTCTTGATATGTTATATGGAGCTTCAAATGATCTAACTGTTGAAGAATTGAAATGGAATGTTATTATTTCTTTAGCTCCAGAAGTATTTAGTATTGTTTCTGAAGTTTCAATAATGTCATCTGGACCTTGGAGTGTATTTAATGCATCAATAATTGCATTTATTATATCAGCTTGTTCCTCACCCCAAGGAGCATTCTCACCTTGAAGTGGTAGGTTATAAGTCTTATTATTAATATATACGATTTTAGACATTTGTTTTCCTTGATGTTATTATATACATTAATACTTGATAAGATTAAATAAATACTGGAAATTAGATAAAAAAAAGGGAGAGCAGAACGCCCCCCCCCCCCCCCCCCTAAAGGTAGGATAACTGTTTGTTATAATTAGTTAACGATACCAGTGAATACGATATTGCGTCCTAAAGCATTACAGAAAATTGCTAAGTCACAATAAGTACGATATTCAATACCGTTTTGATTTTCAAGAACAATTAACATTTCTTCATTTTTTCCTGGAAGATTGAAAGTAATATCAGAAGATCCAACTCTTTCAAAAGATTCAAGGTCAAGTCCGAAAGCTATTCCTTCTTTAACATAAGTACAGCTAATGATTTCAATCAAACCATTTTGGCTATGAAATACGATAGTTTGTGAACCATTCTCATATTTCTTGACATCATAAGACTCATCAAATAGTCTTTTTGCTGTTTGTTCATTTAACAAATCAGACCATGTTTTAGGATTAACGAAAAGAGAAATCTTTCCTTCAAGTCCTTTAGCTACTGCATCAGCAATACCATCAGAAATTTTTTCGAATGATAAAGCTCCACCTACTGGATAAACGTTACCTGTCCATAAGCTGTAATCAGTAGAAACACCAAAAATGTTACCAGTAGTAGTTGTTAACATTTTATAGATACCCATAAATTCGTTACCCTTAGCACCATGCTCATAAATAACTAGTTCATCACCAGCTAATTTAGAAGCTTTCAAAGTAGCTAAGTTATCACCTACAGCAGAAGCCATATCAACATAAAGTCTTTTGTTTCTGATATCAACTTTAGTAATTTTGATAATAGTAGTGTTCATTGCTGAATCAGTTAGATTATAAATATCTAACTTCATTTTCTCACCACCAACCCAAATTCCAGGTGCCCATTCAGCTACTGTAATATCAAAATAAGCAGAAGCATCATCAACAACACTTATAGTAGCCAATCCAGATTGACCATAGAAACATTGGTATTCATGCTTCTTATAAGTTGAATTTAAAAGGTTACGAACAACATGTTTTGTTGCTTTACCGTAAGCAGCAGCATCATTAATGGAACGTGAAATAGCTGCGAATGATAATTGGGCTTTCAATATCATTTCACAACCTTTTACTGTTGCTTCTTTAGTAGCTCCTGAAATTGCATCTTTTAAAGTTACAATTTCTCCAGAATCACCGTTGTAAGAAACTCCGTGCTCTAACATATTGTTATTACTAGCTTTTGATGCTAGTAAGTTTGAGTAATCAAACTCTCAGTTTTATCTATTTTATAACTGAGATCAGAAACAACTTGAATTTTATAAAGCATATCAGGATGAATATAATCTTTTATTAAATTAATAAATCTTTCTTTATCTTCTTTTTTTCCAATTCTAATATAAGGATAAAAATTATGTTCAAGATATACTTTACTATGAATATTAAATTTTTCTAATAATAAATTAGAAAGTTTAATAACATCTTCTTTTGGAAATCCACCTAAAGAAAATTTAAAAGCTTTTAGTTTTCCTTTATGACTTTCTTTTGAACCATCGTCCATAAAAAGTATAGCTAAAGAAATTTCATTAAAATGTTTTAGAACATAATCAGTTATTCTTTTTTTACCATCAACAATCATTCTATAATATAAAGAAGTAAATTTATGATGTACAGTTGTCCAAAATCTATAAAAATTTTGTCTTTTTCCCGAAGGTGATGTCATAGATTTAGCTAAACACATTTTACTTCCAACACCATATTCTGTTGATATCAAATCTAATTTCCATTTACCATAATCTTTTTGTTTCTCACAATGACCAAAAAGTATATGTTTATTTTTTTTTCCAGCAAAAGAAGAATCTCCTAACAATGTCCCTATTAAAAACGCTTTTTTATTTTTCTTTAATTCCAACATTCGAACTCCCTATTGGGTTTCTTTTATTTTTTCAAGTTGACTTTCGCATCTTCTTTCGAAGTCCTTTCGTTAAGTCGTTCAGGCTGGTTTTACCCTTGCCCCTTGTTACCTTTATTATATTATAGAAAGGCTTCCAAGTCAATTAGAAAGGATTTTACTTGGGCTTAGATTGCACTATCTATTGTTAACCCAAATTAATCGTATTCTTGTATTCCAATCCCATTCTTTTATTAGGTGATACGAAAGGTATCATCTTAGAAATCTTAACACCTTCTGGTATTAAATCAGTTAATTCGCCATAAATGGATTTATGAAAACCATTTAGAGCTGCCATATCATTATGATTATAAGACATATAGAAACTCCTTAATTTATTTAAAAAATATCATTTATAGACTACCTATAAATGAAAAACCTACTTTGTTTGTTAATTACTCTTTTTCTATTTCTGGTATTTCATAATCCATCGTTGGGTATATGAAAATCATAATAAATACTAAAATAATAACCCACATAAGTACTTGATAATTATGTTGTACTAAGATAACAAAGGGTTACCTATTAGCTAGGTAACCTGTTTAAATTATTATATTTTACTCCAAAAATCTTTTTGTTCTATCGTTTTAAATTTTCGGTCAATAACTTCTTTATTTGGTTTACTTCCAGTATCCTTTATACTATTACTAGTTGGTGGTGCTTCTTTTTTAACTGGTTCAGCTTTCTTTCTTTTCTTTATTATTTGTCCAACTTTATCTTCACCCAACAATTTTTCAATAACTTCTAAAGGCATTACACTAGCTATCGATTTGATTTCATTTAGTATTTGATCTTTAACCAAAGGAACGATATCATTAAAACTAACATCAATATTATTCTTCAATGCTATTCTCATATATCCAGTCATTCTATTAATAATCTCAGGATTCATTGGTAATTGATTCTTTTCAATAGCAGCCATCAAATCTCTTTGATATTCAGCAGCATATCTATCTTGTAGTGCTTTCATTTCAATTTCTTCAGCACGTTTTTTAGCTTTCTGTTCTTCTTCTTCCTTTTGTCTAAGCTTTTCTTGAAGTTCCATTAACTCTCTATCTTTTGGATCTAGTTGAGCTTTCTCTAATTTGTCATTCATTATCTTTTCAGAAAGTCCATCAATATCAATACCCATTTTACGTAAAGCATTAGCTGTATCTTTTTGTAAATAGTTAAAGAAGTCTTGTAAATCCTTTTGTACCTTAGCATCTTTCTTTTCTAGTTCAGCAGCTTTTTGTGCTCTTTTCTGTGACATTTCAGCAAGTTGAACCATTCTAATTAGTTCTTCTTCGTTAGCTAAGTCAATTTGTTTTTCAATTTCTTTACCATCAACTTTAATGTTTAACTTTTTTAAAGTTGACTTAACTGCGTCTTTCATTTCAGGACTAGCTTCTGCTGGTTGTTCTGGTGCAGCTTCAACATTACCTTCTTCTGGTTGTACAACAGCTTCTACATTTTCTGCTGGTGCTTCTTGTGATGGTTGTTCTTGTGTTACTTCAGCCATAAATTTTCCTTTGTTTACCATCCATATAGGATAGGTGTATTATTTTCTCCATCGATAGTGATAGGAGAATGACGAGTAAATCTTTCGAAAAACTCGTCAAAATGTATACTAACTATTTGATATATTTGTCATTCCTTCATTTGCTGTTAATGGTGCATTTTCAAAACCTTCAGGCATTCTTGGCTTTTGTAATGTTGTATCTTGTTGATTCAATGCCTGTTCTACTGGTGGTAGATTTTGGGGTGCTTCCATTTGTGATGGTGATGTTGTCTGTCCTGGATTTGGTTGGGTTATTGGTTGAACTATCGGTTGAATACCCATAGCTTGTAACAACATAGGATCTGTATTTTTCCAAGTTTGAATATGTTCATTGATATGAGTTAATACTAGATTAACTAACTCAGCATCAGATTTTAATATAGTATCATTCAATACACCTCTATGACATTGAATATGTTTGGGGTGATTTTCTATAGCTAATACAATAGGTTTTGTTCCCATTAAGAAACCTTCGTTTTCACCACGTATTAAAAATTCCTCTTTTACAATATCTTCTGTACCCATTTCTAATTTACCAGTATGTATAATTGTTATGTATTGTTCTGGGGTAAGTGTGCCATATTGAAGTAAATTATCAGCCATTTGTGCTCTACCAGCAAGTGTATTAGTTAAAGGATTTGCAACATCAACAATAACTCTATTTATAGAACGTAGGTCTTCTCCTTTAAATTCTTTCATATACGACCTTCCAGATTTACCAACAATAGCCGCAATTCTTGGAGAGTTAGCAAAATCTTGAAGTATTTCAATTAAACAAATACCGACATTTTCAATTAAGTAAATATATTCTTGTTGTAAACCCGACATAAATTGTATAGCATTAGTTTGTACCATAGCCAATGCTGATCCAGAACGTAAAGATGCTTCTGGATTTCCTCTAGCTGTTGAATTTATAGCCGATAGAGTTTCCATATCTTTAACATAACGATCCATTAAATTATACAATTCAGGAGCTGTTTTTGTTAAGTTTAAAGCTTCAGGTTTAGCACCACCTTGAGGGTTATAATCCATGATACTTAAACCATTAGCTAATTGTGTGACATCAATATTTGATCCACTAGGATTTAATATTGTTTGTACACCAAAAGCAACGTTGTTACTTAATGCTGCTGAATTTAAACTATTATGTGCGTCCTGTATTGATAGTAAATCAAATAAAGGACTATATCCTAATGGTGTTCCTAGTATTCTTCCTGGATAAATTGGGAATACAGGTATCCTCCTATATGGTAGTTCACCCTCATGGAGTATTGCTTCTTCAGAAACAAATAACATATATTTACCTTCAGGCATTGCCTCACTACGCCTGTGATAAAACTCTAACACAGATATATCATCAGTTTCATCTCCACTATATAAACCAACACGTACTCTTTTCGAATGATCTTTCGATTCTATAGCCATTATTTCTTTTTCTAAATGTGGATACTTAGCGATCAAGTCATATCTATTTTTAAATGATCTAGTTATAATCCAATCGAAATCTCTACCTTCTTTGGAAAGATCCATAACAACATCTAAAGCTGATAGAACATTAAATTCAACATCACCTTCATACTGTGGATCTGGTATTTCTACTTTCTCTCCATTTTCTTGTAGTTCTTTGTATTCTTGTATTTCTTTTTTATTAGTTACTTCACCTAACATACCATTCCAAGACATTTTCATCCAACCCAAAGATGTAGATAATGCATATTCACATGCCATCTTTAAGTATTCTTCTAGTTTCTTTTCTCTCATATAATAGTCAAGTAGACCATTTCCTAGATATGTCTGTGTAACCGATTTAAAGTCTGTATTTACTGCTCTACATTCCATTGCCGGTCTAGTTGATGTTGTCATAGTCAACATATGTCTAGCTATGTTTCTGAGATGATTAACTACTATCTGAGCTAGTTCTCCATCTTCACCAGCAAACGTAATTTGATGAGCTTCACCTATTGAATTATAGTATCCACCATAATATGCAGCATATAAATCTCTAAGTTTATCCATGAATCCACAAGAGTTAAGTGATCTATCCCATGATTCAATTTTAGATAACAAAGCTGAAGCACATTCTTTTGATTCTCTTGCTGCAAAATATTTATTATTTTCCATAAATCATCCTTAATTAAGAAAACAAAGGTTTTTGAAAAGTTAAACCCCAAGCCGTATATACATCATTACCGTCTATTTTTCCACTAACTAATAAACCACCTGTCATTATTATTTTTATTTTATATCTTTCACCGCGATAGAAATCAAATTCTATAGCACAAGTTAATTGTGATACATTTTGTAAAGTATCTTTATAGTCTAAAACAAACCATTCTTCATCAGATTCTTCACCAACTTTAAATATACTTAACGTTACTGTACTAACATCAAGTAAAGATTTTAATTTCATTTGTAAGTCTAATAAATATATACCATCTCTAGGTATAACAAATTCGTCATTATCTGAATCATAATTACCATCTAAATCCCAAAGTACTCTAGATGATGTTACTGCGGTCCAAGAAGTTGATATGTTTTGATCTGTACCATTTTTATCAACAGCTAATGAAGAATAAAAATCAAAAGGATTCATTCTATTCATATGTAGAATCGCCTTTTCATACGACAAATCTTCAACACCATCATTTAATATGACTGTACCATTTTCTAATCTAGTTAATACACTCTCACTAGATAATAATTTGAACCATTGGTTTGATGGTACATCATATGATTCACCAGAAGGAATATCACTATTTAATATTTGTATAGTCTCTTCTGTATTATTTTTAAGTATCTTTTTCATCATAATCATACTGGAACCCTCGAAACCCATAATGTTAAATCCATATCACTACAGTTAGTACCGTCATCTAAGTATTGAGCATATACAACACTACCAGCATCAAAAGTATAATCTAGACCATTAACAAATCCATATCCATCGTTTGGGCTATCAACATCTAATGTATAAAAAATAGTTCCAGTTTTAGAAACTGATCTAAATTGTACTCTAAAAGATACATTTATAGTTTGATTAGACCAACTTATTTCGTTTATTTTGGTTTTAACAGCAAATACACAAAATGGTGTGTTTGGTAGTAATTCTGTTGGACCTAACCAATTATTATTACCAACAATACCGTTATATACACCTCTTATTCCTGCTCTAGGAAATCCTTCACCATATTGTTTAGATTCTTCTATTGCAGACTGAGTATCTGTGGAATTGAATCCATTTGTTGAATTATCAAATGGTGTAGATTTTGCTACTTGAGTTGGGTGTGTACGATGTGTCATTATGCTACCTCTGTTATTCTAACATCAACAGTTCCAGTAGCTGTAATAACCCAAACCCTTAATTCTGGTCCAACTTCAAGTGGAAAAAATTGATTACTAAATATTTTAGTACCGTTAGATGTTGTAACACCATTACTATATCCGTAATAAATATCACCATTCAAAGGTTGAATTGTTATTATTTTACGTTCACTTAATGGAGTTGTATCATAAACAACTTCTTGTGCTGTTGTTGTAACACTCAAAGCTTTATTATAGCCAGGACCATCCAGTTGTGAAAAATTTCCAGACATAATTATATCCTATTCCCTTTTTTCATATTTTCTATAGCAGGAAGATATTGTAAATTCCAAGGAACATGTAGTCCAGTAATATTTTTACCTTTTATCGGTATTATATGATCAACATGATATCCTTTTGGACAATTTTTATATATTAATTTTAATTCTTCTTTTTGTTCTTTTGTTATCCATTTTGGTTGAACTTTTTTGTTTCTTCTACTATTTTCTCTTACTTTTGCTCTAGAATTATCTATATCTAAATAATATTCTCTTTTAGAACGTTCTCTACTTTTTTGATGTGTTAATTCTAAATCTTCATAATAATATTTTTTTTGCATTAATTCTTCCTAATTCGCATATTCTATCTTTATTTTTTCTATAATATTTTCTTCTTCTAGAATTAACGTTGTCTTTTGTTTCTCTTATTCTATCTATTTTACATTTTCTACAATATGAACTTCTTCCAGATTTTTTTGCTCTATCAATACAAAAATCTTCTATATTTTTTTCTTGTTTACATTTAGGACAGAACTTAGTTGTCATATATAATTATTCTACCTTACTTTCTTTAGATTTAATAATTCGTTTAACTTCTAAAATATTAGCATCTAATTTAGGTATAAATTTAGTTTGAATATAACTAAGTAATTTGAAATAGTCGATTATATCTTGTGTTTTGAAATGATTGAATTCTGCTTTTTTAGCTATTGTATTTATAAATTCAATAAACTTTTCTTTGTCTTCTTCATTGAAATAATTTTCCATATAAACTCCTTTTATATGAACAAGGGATTAGAGAGAGTATTTCTACTCTCCCTTCCTACTTGTTATTGAATTATGATAATTCCATGTGTCTAATTTCATGACCTAATGTTGCTGCTATCCATTGAACATCTACAGCAGCTCCTGCTCTTAGTTCCATAATGTTCGCTGGATCTAGTGGAAATCCGTTTGCTTGTGTAACTGAAGCACCACCAACAAATGCTCTTTTATTTGTATTATTAAAAATATATAAATACTTTCTATTAGCTAATGCTGATGCAACAACAGATTCTCTAGTATCTGCAACATCTAGAGTATTAACATCATTTGCAATAGCTGTGTTAGCTAAAGCTGCATCATTAACAACTATTGAAGAATTGATGATATTAACATCTAATCCAGTATCAGCACCAACAACAGTAGAAGTGATAGATGTTCCTGCTCCGTCTTTAGTCCAAGAAGATACACTATCAGTAGCAGCAGCTAAGTCTCTAATATCCAAATCTGAAGCATCTACTGTAATTGAATTACCACCATCACCAATAACCCAAGGATCTGTTCCTTGATAAGCTGTAACACTATCAGATGTATATACTAAATCTCTAATGTCTAAATCTGAAGCAGTTACTGCTATTGAAGAATTAGAAATATGAACATCTAATGCAATATCACTGTTTTCAGAAGTAGAAGTAAAATAATTAGTACCATCACCAAGTCTTACAGAATCTTCTGTATGATCTAAATCAACATCAATTTGAATATCACTAGAAGCAATGTTAACATCTAATGCATTACCGGTAGAAGTAATACCATTACCGGCACTATCAAATAAAGCCGATGCTGTATTCAACCATTCTTGAGAATTAATTGTTTGATGGTCAATTAACGTACCATCAGATGATCTTACATATGCACCAACGGAATCACTAGCTAATATAGTGTCAGCGTCGGTTACATCGAAAATTAGCTTTGTCTTCCAACCCATAAAACCTCCTAAAAATTGTTAAAATAATTATCTAGCTCCAACTAGATAATTCTATAGTATCATTTGCCTTGTTAGATCTAAAGTATACAACTATCGGAACAACTAATTTTAAATTATCTTCAGTCTTTAAATTTCCAGGACTTAATGTTGAAAATGTTGTTCCACTTTCACCAATCTGAAAAGACCATTGTATCTCTCCAAATTTCCTTGATTTCCATTCAAATCTTTTAGTACCCAAAGGTATTGTAAAACTATATTCTGTATTAGCTAGAGGTGCCGCTATATTTTGAGTTAAACCAGAATCAACTTCAATAGCTAAACTTATTTCACCTTGAATACGTACAGCAGTATTACCATCACCATCGGTGGTAAACTTTTCAGACTCCTTTCTGTGAAGCCAGTTATTTAAATGATTGAAAACTCCCTTCACAACAAATCCTTCCTAGATTATTTTTTCAATAGAAGATATTAATTTAGTAACTACATCATAATGTATTCTAACTTTCGCTACTAACCCTCCGATTTCTCCTATTTGTACAGATTTAATCATTCCATGTTCAGTATTAACATCTGTAGTTATTGTTGCTACACCATATGTATTATTCTTTATTGTTACTTCATTCGTTCTATATGTAGCAATAAAATAATCTAATATATCTATAGCATTATTTGTTTTTTCAGCAATAGTGTTCTCATTATCACTTGATAAAATATTAACAATAATTGGTATACTACCTAGAGGTGATGGATCAACACCTAATCCATCTAAATTATACCAAACGTGAAATTTAAACTCATCATTTGTTGTATATAAAAAAAAGTATTTATTATTAAGAGTGTTTAAACCTTTTTGTGATGATATACCTAAACCACTTGTACCATTTGTTGCATCTGGTTTATCACCAACACTATTACTAGCTATAGTTGTCATACACCCAATATTAAGTGATGTAAATTCACTATCTAAATTCATAACTTCTTTTAATCTAGAAGCTAATAAATTAGAATTATCTGATGAATATATAACAACTTCTAAATCTCTTAAAGCTCCAGTAACTGGATGTATTGATGTACCATTAAGATTAAACCATACACCAACAGATCCAACATCATCATATATTATGAAATATTTACCATCTAAATTTATACCAGTTTTACCATTAAAAGTAACTGTAGTAATTTCGCTTCTACCATCTGGTGTTCCTCTACATGAAATTAAAGTTTCATGAGCAATACCTTCACCATAAAAATTAATATATTCAACTTCAAACGTTCCATCACTCATATCTTTATATTCATAACTAACTTTAACGTAACGTTTAGGAACAAAGTCATTGGCTAATATAACATCAAACGCTCTTTGTGTGTCGTTAAATGCAGTTTGAAGTGTTTGTCCTGGATCTAATACTGACAAACTATTTGGACTATTTTTAGAAAACATATATTATATTCCAATAACATTAGTTGTTTAATTTAAACTACATTAATACTTGATAATCATCTACGACGCTTAACTGTGAAAATGTCACGAATACTCTGTTGAACGTCCGTAAGTTGTTGTTTTTGTTTAGGAGAGTAGAATCCACCTTTAGGTAAATCGTAATCTTTAGGGTATGGATTTTTATGATAGTTGATGTTACGTATCAAATAAATCAATGCATCTAAACAGTCAAAATGTGAACCATCAGCAGCTTTCTCATATTTAGTTCTTGCTTTATTCCAAGTAGCATTCATTAAATGAAATATTAGGTTTATACATCTAGGATTTATCTTTAGTTTTTTACCAGAAACTTTCATACGTAAAGCGTTTATTTGTGCGTTTTTATCATCTTTTCTAGTTGGTATAAACGATAAGTTGTGTAAGTTATTAAAGTCTACGATAATTTGCCAACTAGTATCACATATCCTTGACTCTGGTAATTTGTCACCCCAAAGCATCTTTTCCTTTAATTTAATAGCATCAGCCATATCAATAGTTGTATATTCTTTACCATTGAATACTAATTCATCTTCAACAACAATTTCATCATTTCTAAAATCATAATACGCAAACAAAAAAGCTGTCCAATCTAGTATACCAAAGTCACCAGAAGTATAACATGTATAGTGTGCTGGTCGTTTCCATGTTTGTATTATGTCTTTCATTTTTTCATCAGTAGCTTCTGGTATAACTAATGAATTTGTGTCAGCTAATAATTTACATAAGTATTCTCTTTTAAAATCTATAGAATCTTTACCACCAACAGCATTAGCCATTTCTTCTATTTCATATCCTTTAAATCTAGGACAATCATATATAGTTCTTCTGGTATATGCTTTTTTATAGTCAGCTTCTTTAATATATTTATTAAATGTATGTGCTGCTGAAGATGGTGGAGTTGAAATCATGATTGTTAATCTACGCTTAGACGTATTCATAGTTGGAAATAATACAGATTTATAATAGTAGTCAAATTCAGATGAATCCATAAATCCACACTCATCCATGAATACCCTATCAAATCTTTGACCTCTAGCATTTTCAATATTACCAGAGTCTGTACCAATACAATGAATTTCAGAACCATTATCAAATACGAATACGTTTTCTTGAGTATTAAATTTAGGTCTTAATTCTTTAGGACAATCTATACATATTTCATTGAAACGAGATTTAATTAATTTTCTAGCTTGATTCTGTCTAGGTAAAACGTAAGCTATTTTAAAGTTGGGATTACGAATACATTCTTCGATTGCTAATAAAGAAATTAGGAAAGAGTTATGAGTTACCAATCCATCACCAGTAAGATATAAATGTGTATCATTATCAACAGTAATATCCCAACATTGTTCCATTCTTCTATTTTCTTTTCTAACACTAACAGAATCTGTCACACCATTTACAACAGTTACTATTTTATCATACTCATTAAAATCTTTTAGTGGTTTCTCCAAAAGATTACCTTCACCATTTTTAACTAACCAGTAATGTTCATCAGTACAACCAGCTAAAACTTTACCATTACCAACTAAATCAAATACTTCTTCAACACCACAATCTATTTTATCAACAACTTTAGTTGGACTTACACTACCGTCTTTATTATATCCATAAATAATATCACCAATATTAATATCTTTGATTAACTTTGGTCCAGTTTCTGTGATGACGTAAGTACTTGAATTTATTGACTTTCCAGTTTGTCTTGAGAGGCACCATACTAACAAATTATTCTTAGTAGTATGGTAATTTTCATATAAACTTTTCTGATTACTATCCAACTTCCAATGAAGTACTCCTCTTTTCCACAATTTAACAGCAGCTTCTCTTTGTAATCTCTGTTTTTTAGCATCAGGTTTAGTTGTACCTTTAGGTCTACCTCTAGGTACAATCTTGACTAAATCTTCTTCAGTATTTATTATTTTACTATCAACAACAGGTTCTTTATCCTCAACAACTTCTTCTATGATAGTTTTATCTCCACTATTCATCATCTTCACCTGAAACTATGCGCAATAAATCAGCAGTAGCTTCTTGTTTATCTTCCTTGGATAGTTTAGGAAGCTTATCACCATTCTTTAAAGCTACATATGCTTTTATAAGTACGTCAAATTTACGCAAATCAGCCCCTTCTAAGCGTTCTCCTTGCATGACTATACCATCATGCATCCTTTTGAATTCAACCTCAATAATCTCCATTTGGTGGCTTCTACGAGCCAGTATACCTTCTTCCTGCTTTGGTTGAATTGATGGAACACTACTATTTTTTAGTAACTCTTCTAAATGTTTGACTTTCTCTTCTAAGTCATCAATATAATTCTTTGCTTCAAAAAGCATATTACATGCTTTCTCAGCAAATTCCTTAGAATTCATTTCATTTTTCAATTGCTCTAGATTTAGTATATTTAATGTATCCATATCTATTTTCTCTTCGATTGTTGAAACTCTAGATTAACTCTAGCTAGTTTACTTTTAATATCGTTTATCTCTTCTCTAGTACTTTCTTTAAAGTCTTCTTCAGTTTCTATCTTACGTTTATTATCCATCCAATAAATAAAACAATAAACACCACCTAACACTAAAAGATTAGCTGCTGTTTGTAATGTTGGTTGAATCAATAGTAATTTAATAACAAAGAGTACATAGACACTTAAAAGATAGTGTTTGAAACTAGATAAAAATAACCATATCCGTTTTAAATAATTCATAAAACTCCTTTTTTATGATATAATAGGGTATCGGTAGTTTCGTTAACGGCTTGTATGTGTTAAACACTATGTCAATATAGACCTTCCGACTTGACACTACGTAACCCTACAATAACACTTGATAATCAAATAATAGTTTAAAAAATAGTTGTTAGTACTCTTTACAAACCAAGAAAAATATGATACAATAGGAAACAACAGTAGGACGTTAGGTAGTGTTACATCAGTCTTTTCTTGCGTTTAACTATGTATAACCTTTCGTAGCAAAAAGCGGAGAAAGGTTGTGTTAAACAATGTAATAAACCTTAGACAAATGGCACGGATAAGTTTAATTAAAATAATTTATTATTTCTCTTGATTTCTAATTATAGATATGGTATAATATAGGTATTAACAATAATAAAGGAGTAACTATGAAGTTAGAGTTTACTATAGATGAGAAGCAATATCTTAACATGGTAATAAAAGATGCAATACAAGGAGCTAAGAATAACAAAGCAAGGAATACTGTTAGATATGGTAACAAAGTATTAGCTAAGTTTGACCATAATAATGTCTATAGTGAGTTAAAGTTAAAGGAATTAGATATACTAGCTAAATTGGTAACTAGTTCTGTTGAAACTCTAGATAAACTATCTCAAGATGACAAACTAAAGGATAAGTTAGATATTATAAGTACTAACTTAAAGTTTGCAAAGCAATTCTCTATTAAACTTAACCAACTATATGTTGAACATGCTAATAGATGTTATTTACTTGATAATACTGAGAAACGTAGCTAGGATTATATATGTCATATTTTGATTCAAATGGATTGCTTAACAGTATAGATAACGAAGATGGTGGAGAAAATAGTATGTTATACACATTTGAGTATATACTACTATTTAAGTTATGTTATGGATTTAATTGTCATGAATACTTAACATTTACTGAAGCTATGGATAAATGTGAACTAAGTAAAGGTGTGTTTAAACAACATCCAACAAATATAGATTCAATGAGTCATGATAACTTAACATCTATGGTATGTTATTCTAAATTATTTAATAAGAAATACCATAAAGATATTTGGGATGAAATAAAGAGACAAGGATACTTTAAATATGATAACCAGACACCAGATAAACCGACTAAATGGTTACACCCTAGAGATACAATATACTATGGTATACTAAACAATAATGTTATATGTTATATGTTTATACCAATACTATTTATTATGATGTTAGTTAGTATGTTTGAAGAAAAAGAATCTACTTGTGGTAAGATACTATGGTTTATTAGAATATATAGTTCAAACAATTTATTTTTTAAATTGTTTTTTAAACCAATATATGATATAATACTAAGAGTACAGTATGGAAAGAATCCATTACAACAATTATTTAGTATTTACTTTAAGGAAGTTAATCATCCAATACACTATTTAACAAGGGTTTATTATGAACGATGATAAAGATTTTATACTAGAATTAGAGAAGAAACTAAAAGAAGCTCAGAAAGAAAATGGTATATATTCATCTTTTGATGAGTGGTATGAAGTAAATAAAGCTAGAGTGAACTGTATTGAAGCTTATGTTAACAATGAAGATTTAGTACGTATAGGTTGGGAAGCTAGAACTGAGGAAGTACATTCACTTAAAATGAAATATAATCAATTACTAAATCATGTTGGTGGTAAGGAGATAATTGAAGGTATTGTTAGTCTTCCTATTCCAGTAAAGGAAATAGATGTTGTAATATCAACATTGTTTAAAGTTGTTGGAGCATTAATTGTTGTTTTTGGGATATATTACTTCATATGAGAGTATTACTAGGAACAACAATAACTAATTACTTCTTTAAAAAATCAGATATGAAAGAAAATATGAATCATATCTTTTATTGTGATTTTGAAAGCATTGAAGAAGTTGAAAATTTTATACATAATTCATATAATAATAGATTATTAATATTACTAAATCCAAATGGAGAACAAGATGACGAAAGAAGCGAAAGGGAATCTGATTTGTGTTAAGTGTGGTAAAAAAACATATAGAAATCATAGAGGTGTTGGTTTGTGTAGAGATTGTCAACCTTACATTAGAGATATGAGAGATATGTTTGTTGACGAAGCTCTTACTATTGAAAAAAATGGTGAAAAGGAAAGATTGAATGTGAAAGTAACAGGCACACTCAATACATCATTGATTGTTAATTTTCTTATCAGTAATAAAAAACCTGAAGATGAATTTGTTGAGTTTAAAAAGAAAAAAGAAGAAGCAATTTTATTAAGTAAAACTATGGATAAGAAAAAATAATGAAATTAGCTATATGCGGATCTAGAACTATAACATTAAGTCCAGAAGAATTACATACTTATATTAATAAATTATATTCAGAAAGATTCTTAGATCCATATGCTGAAGATTTTATAAAAATAGTAAGTGGTGGAGCTAAGGGTGTAGATTTGTCTGCAAAAATATATAGTGAATTATATAATATTGATTATATTGAATATCTTCCTGATTGGGATAAATTTGGTAAATCTGCTGGATATATTAGAAATAAGGAAATAGCTAAATGTGCAGATAAATTATTATTAATATGGGATGGTAGGAGTAGAGGTTCGAATATTACAAAAACATTATTTGAAAAATTAAATAAACCTATATATCAAATAGTTTTGGAGAAAGTATGAAATTAGAATTTAAAAAATTAAATAGAGATGCTATAATTCCTTCGTATGGTCGTGATGGTGATTCTGGTTTTGATTTTAGTTCTGTTATATCTAGAAGGATAACAATACAACCAGGAGAGACTATGTTAATTCCAACAGGTTTAAGTGTAAATATACCAGAAAATTATGAGATACAGATTCGACCAAGAAGTGGTCTTACGTTAAACACTAAACTAAGAATAGCTAATAGTCCTGGAACAATTGATTCGAACTTTTTGGGTGAAATATGTATTATTGTTGATAACATAAGTCAAACACAAACTGAGTATATAAATTTTGGGGATAGGATAGCACAAGGGGTCTTATGTAAAGTTACTAAAGCTAACATTGAAGAAGTTGAAATAATAACAAAAGAAACCAATAGAGGTACTAATGGTTTCGGTAGTAGTGGAGTATAAAAAATGTTTGAAAAAATTATTTATTATTATCTAACGTTAGTTGATATACCTAATATATTTAATATTTATAATAAACCTTACGTTGAACAGAACGTTAGAACATATACATTTTTCGAACTTACTGATGTAGAAAATTATAGTGATGAGTATTTAAATAAACAGTTATTTTTTCTAGTACACCTAAATGATCCAGAATTTGTATATAACTATGATGAATATTTGTTAACTATATTAAACGAAATAGAATATAGAAAGATAATTAACTCTTGACTGTTTTTAAAAGCTATGTTATAATTAGATATTCTCAGAAAAGCCTCCTTCTGAGATAGACAAGGAAGTCGATAGTATCCTCTTATATGGTAGATAAAGAAATGAATTTTTTATCTATCCTTTTATAAAGAGAATTATATGGGTAATTTAATTACATTGGAAGAGTTTAAAAAACTATTAGATAATAAAAAATATTTATTATCTGATAAATCAACAAATAAAATTCCTGCGGTTGTTCTAGATATAGATGATTGCCTACTAAATTTTATAGTAACTCTAATACTTCTTTTTAATAAAATAAATAACACAAATATAAACACAAACCAAATCATAGAATGGAATTTTGAAAGTATCTTACTGAAAGACGATATTAATAATAGTTTTATACAAGGTAAAGATATTCGAAATTTTATGAAAAGCTATGAAAAAGAAATTTTAACTTTATTGACACCTCTTCAATATGTTAACGACACATTAAATATAATTAACAAATTAGGTTATAAAATAATACTTTTAACAGCAAGAGATAAAAAACATACAAAAACCACAAGGTTTAATCTATCACATAATGGTATTTTATACGATAAAATTATTTTTAATTCGAACAAAAAGGAAATAATTAAACAATTATCAAAAAAATACAATATAGAATTATATATCGATGATAATGTTAATAATATAGTTAACGTTAATAGTCTAGGTTTAGTTAAAAATATATGTATGGTAAATCAAGCTCATAATATATATAAAAATATACCAAATAACATTAAAAGAATTGATGGTATATATGAAACAATTTCTTTATTAAAAGAAATAGATTAGAAGGATATAAATGAAAATAAACATAAATCATTATAGAACAGGTAAGAAAATATTAGAAAACTATTTAAAAATGTTTCCTAATACTGAAAAATCACAACTACTAGCTGAATTTTCAGCAACTCAAGGAGTACCATTATTGATATGTTATTACTTTCTAGGTGAATTACAAGGGTTTGATGATTTTATACGTAATAAGATTATAGAATATAAGAAATACTACGATATTGATATGATGGAAGGAGAAACTTATGAATAATCTAGATACTAATATAATATATGTAACAAAAACTAAAGATTATACTATGTTATATGCTAAAATTACAGCTATTGGTAAACATAATGTTTGTTATGATAGATGTAAAGATTTAAATGATCTAAACTCTGGATTAGCTATGGAAGAATGTTCTAGTATAGATGATTTTAGGTCTTTTTTTGAAGAATATAAAGAAAAGCCTAAAAAAGTAACATTATATCGTTATTTATATGATGGGGCTGGTGGAATACTTCATTTAAGTGAGTGGAGTAGTGAAAAAAAAGAAAAACAAACATGGATACTTATGGAATTTACTAAAGAAATAGATTTAGAATAAGGAATACAACAATGAGTAAAAAACTAAAGCCTGAAGTAACTGATCCTACAACAAAACTAATATTATCTATACAAGATGTTGGTTGGGGTTTTATTGTACCAGCTGCTAGTGATAAAGATGATGTGATAAATGGTATGTTAATTGGTAATAATGAATTTTTAGATTTAGTACATAGTTATTTACCAGAAAACTTCGCTCAGATTCTTAAAGAGAAAATGGAAAAGAAAGGATAATTATGATAACACTTAAAGAGGTTATTGGAGATATAGATTTCGATGAATTAGACGAACAGATACAAGATAATATAATAGATCTTCTGGATAAAATTAACATAATTAGAAAAGCTTGGAATAAACCAATGATTGTTACATCAGGGTTTAGAACTATGGAAGATCATATAAGAGTATATAGAGAAAAAGGAATAACTGATGTAACTAAAATACCTATGAAATCGTTACATTTAACAGGAAAAGCTATTGACATATATGATCCAAATTTTGAGTTAACAGATTGGTGTAAATTAAATAATAGTAAAATACTAAAAGAAGTGGGGTTATGGTGTGAAGATGATAAGTCAGTAAAAAGATTACATTTTCAAACGAGTCCTCCTCGTAGTGGTAGTCGATGGTTTAAACCTTAAAGGAGTTAATATGGAATTTATAAGAAATATACAAGCTAATATTATTGTTTTTTATGAAACGGTTAAAAGATTTTTCTATTATGGTTGGAAACTAAGAAAGAATGGAGATTGGGATTATAATTACTTATATAAGATCATACATCTTAAGATTTGTAATATAGAAAAAGCTATAAAAAATGATAAACTACATAGTTGGTCTAAACGAGATTTTAGAGATCTTAAAATAGCTAAGAATTGTTTAGATAGACTAATAAACGACAGATATACAGTATATAGTAATGAAGATAGATATCTTGAAAGAAAAGTACATCCTGAATTTGGTATAGTTTATAGTATTAAACCTGATAAACTTAAATTTTATAAAAAATCTTTAGAAAAAGAACAATATCTACGTAATCAAGATATGGATATGTTTTGTAAGATACTAAAAGAAAGAAGTACCCGATGGTGGATATAATACTATGTTAAAGTATATAGTAAACAAAGATACTATAAATCTATGTAAACAGTTTGCTTTAGATTCAGTAGAAAGTAGCTTAGATGAATATTCAAAACGCAATCAATCAAACAAAGAATTAATCATTCAACAAATATTTGAAGGTAAGGTAGCAGAATTTGCTGTGTATCAATATTACAAAGATAGACAACTTGATTGTACTTTACCTGATATATCAATTTATACCAAAAGAAAAAAGTCATTCTCATCAGATTTACAAGTAGGTATGTATCATATACATGTTAAATCACAAAATTTAAGTTCACAAAGAAGATATGGTAAGTCTTGGTTATTTCAAGCTAAAGATCCTTTGTTTAAAAAAGCTACAGAATACGATATATGTGTGTTCTGTACTGTTGATGAAAACGTTGTAACTATTGAATTAAAGGATCAATTTGTTAATCTTACATTTTCAGAACCTAAATTAGATAAATTAAAAGGAAATAAAAAAGCTTTTTATCTTGACTAAAATTTAAAATTAGTTTATACTTTATAAATAACGACGATGCTCAGGTAGCTCCTGACTGATCTATGGGATAACGGTTAGCCATAGTAAGAATAACAAAAATCCGTTACAATTAAAGGATATATATGTTTTTAATTATTTTTTGGTTAGGAGCAGCTACTACAGTTACAGCTATTGGAATTGATAGTGATTGGAAGTTTGAGTTAAATGGTATAAAATTATATAAAGAAGAAAGAGCAATAAAGGAGTAATTTTATGAAAAAAGCGATTTTAATTAGTGATAATACATCGATAAATAGAGTTAAAAAAATTTTTAAAAATATAAAGAACATTACAAATGATATTGATACGTTGCGTGGTGAAAAATATGATGAAATTATAATCGTTGATGGTACAAATATAAAAAATTTTGAATATATTATGGACACATTAAAATCTATTTCTGATAAAATAACATTTTATATATAGAGGAATATATGATACTATACGATGTAGTCAAAAAAGAACTAATAAAATTTAAAGCTGTTACTGATGATAATGGTAATGAAATCTTTGTAGAAAACATATTCGAACAAGATGGAACACTATACTCAAATAAAGAACAAGCAATAAAAGAACTAACTAGAATTACTGAAGAACATGAAAAAAACTTAAAAGATACTGGTGATTGGTACTTATTACTTAATCCTCAACAGCTTCAACAAGGTTATCACTATACATACGATACAGGTAATGAAGTAATTGAATTCTTTATTCTTGAAAGAGAAATAGATATAAAACTTTGTTCCTGTCCCCGTCCTTCTGATGATAATGATGGTATGATACAATTTGATTAATGGAGATATATGACGAAGATTTTAAACCTTCTTAAACAAAGAATAGAAGTACATTTAAGTGGTTTTAACGTAAGAGAGAAAGATATACCAGAGTTAACGAAACTTATATTAGAAGAAATAGAAGATTTACTGAAGGATAAGAAATGAAATATATAGACACTGAAAATGTTATAATTAAAAGTTGGTGTAATGAACCTGAAGAAAGTACTATAGAACAAGCTAAAAATCTAGCAAATCTTCCTTTTGTATTTAGACAAGTTTGTTTAATGCCAGACACACATATGGGTCATGGTATGCCTATTGGTGGAGTTTTAGCTACTAAAGGTGTTGTAATTCCAAACGCTGTTGGTGTTGATATTGGGTGTGGAATGTATTGTGTTAAAACCTCATTAAAAGTAAACGAAATAGATACTGAAACTATAAAAAAAATAATGACTATAATTAGAAAAAAAGTACCTGTAGGATTTGCTCACCACCAAAAAGAACAGCCATTACAATATATACCAAAAATTGACAATAATTTATTTTTTACTCATGAGTTATATATTATAAATAATGAATTTTCATCGGCTATGAAACAAGTTGGTACATTAGGTGGTGGTAATCATTTTATTGAAATTCAAAAAGGATCTGATGGTTATGTATATTTTATGATACATACAGGAAGTAGAAATTTAGGTAAAAAAGTATGTGATTATTATAATAAAATAGCTAGAGATATAAATGATAAATGGTTTTCTAAAGTACCTAAAGAATGGGATTTAGCGTTTTTACCATTGGATACAAGAGAAGCTAAACTATATATAAACGAAATGACATTTTGTTTAGAGTTTGCGTTTTTAAATAGAAAACTTATTGCCGAAAGAATAAAAGAATCGTTTTTAGATGTTATTTCTTGCTCTTTTACTGATGAAATTAATATACATCATAATTATGCAGCTATTGAACATCATTTTGATTCTAATGTTGTTGTACATAGAAAAGGAGCTACATCGGCTAGAGATGGTGAATTAGGATTAATACCAGGATCACAAGGAACATCTTCTTATATAGTTAGAGGAAAAGGAAACGTAGAATCGTTCATGAGTTGTTCACATGGTGCTGGTAGAAAACTTAGTAGAACAAAAGCTAGAAATGAATTAAATTTAGAAAATGAACAAAAGATTTTAAACGATAAAGGTATTATACATTCAATAAGAAATCAAGAAGATTTAGATGAAGCTAGTAATGCATATAAAGATATTGATATAGTAATGGAAGAACAAAAAGATTTGGTTGATATTTTAATAAAACTAGAACCTATGGGTGTAATCAAAGGATAAAAAATGAAACAACAAGTAACACAAAATTCTAATGGTATTGGATTTATAGGACTACTAACTATTGTATTTATTACGCTAAAACTATGTGGAGTCATAGCTTGGAGTTGGTGGTGGGTATTAAGTCCTATATTGTTATCAACAGGAATAGCTATTATTATACTTATTGTAATGTTCTTAATATTAATGTTAGCTAAATAAGGAATATACTATGAATGAAAAGAAAGAAATTAAAATAGAAGATTTAAGAATAGGTCAAGAAGTTTGGTATCTTGATATAATATATAAAGTTATGGGGTTGTATGGAAGAACTAACTCTATAACTATTTCAAATGGTTGTAATACATATTATGTTAAACCTTATGTGTTATCTTTAACTCCACCAAAGAAGAAGATAAAGAAAACTAAAACTTTATGGTTTAACATATATCCAGAGGATATAATATGTTTACATTCATCACAAGAATTCGCTAAAAGCGTTTCAAGTAATTGCTTAATAGCGACAATATCACAAACAATTGAATGGGAAGAAGATGAAAAATAAAGAAAAGTTTAACTGTGATAAATGTAAGAAAGCTACACAAGAACTATATGTATTAAATAATAACAATAGTTTAGTTGCTACTACCGATCCAAGAGATACTTGGATCTGCTACAAATGTGGAGCTGAACATATTAAAGACTTTGAGAAAAGCGTAGGAGCTGCTAGATGCTTTCTAGAAGCCTTAGGTTACATTCAAAGAGAAGATCAAGAAGAATAATAACATATTAACTAAGAACGCTGAATAAGCCTATTTCTGTGATCCTAGGAGCCTATTTTGAAAATATATCGATATAGCCTAAAAAAGATACCTCGTTCAATACTTGCTGAATTGATTATGATGGATGATCAATTTGAATATGCTAGATGGGATATAGATACATGGCATAGCTTAGGTATGGATTTTTATTTAAATCAAGATAAATACGATTTATTTTTAATAGAGAATTGGTATGGTTTTGTTATTGGTTATGCTTTCTTTAGAAAAGATCCAGAAAGCTATCATCTCATGAAAATGGCTATCGTATCCAAAGATCAGTCTAAAGGGTTAGGAACTAAGCTTTTTGAGTATGTTAAAAACTATTACAAAGGAAAGCATGAAACTTATAATATAACATTGGAAGTGAAAGAAGACAATGTCAAGGGTATTGGTTTATATAAAAAGACAGGATTTGAAGAATTGCAAAAACTTGAGAACTATTATGCTGAAAACATACATGGTATCAAAATGATACTAAAAGTTTAATTTCGTAATACTCAATAATTGGTTGCGTCTTTTTCCAATTATCTCTCCTAAGCCTCGATTCACTATCGTTCATTGTTCGGCTACTCCATCCAACGCTAAGCATCAAATAAACAGAGTTAGTCCTAATTATGCATTGCATTAATAAAAGCTAAGTTAAAAATATTTTTTGGCTATGTAATTTACACTTGACAACCTTCGGCTAATATTATATACTAATCAATATACTAAACAAAGAGGTGCTACATGACTCTAACACAATTTGAAGAATTTATGGACTATCTAGATAAGAACGATGAAGCTATGCCTACATCTATGTTATTGAAAGAACAAGAAATTATAAGTCTAAAAATAGATATGCTTACTCAAAACTACAATTCTTGGGCTGGACTTGTAAACATAACAAACAGTGAGATACTCTTTGTAAATACAACAATTTACAATAACGAGATACATAACACATATGATCAGGGTAACAATATGATGTTTACACCACATAAGCAAATACCAGACAGATTCTTAGAATATCCAAACCAACAAAGACCGACTGAATATAAACATAAGTGTAGCTGTAACAGCTTAGATTTATTTCGTTTTGGTTGTCGATGTGGTGGAAAATAACCGTATGTAACAAGGTCTTACGACCAAAGGAAGATTTATGTTATTAATTTTATTTATATCTACTATTAGTAATATGATTATGTTGAATGAAGTTATTGAGTTAAAGCAAGCAAATCCAATATATTACGATTGCTATTACTCAGGTCAACTTAGATACTGTGAAATATCTGAAATAATCCAAGAATCAGTTACAAACGAAGTTGATCCAATAGAACAGCTAGAAAGGATTGTAAAATGAAGATATATAAAATAACAATGGTGAATAGCCAAACTTTTTTATATGATAGTGATATTGATGAGATAGCTGAAGTTGCTTGGTATTTCAATACCTTAATAGCTAGAAACCATATATTCTTGAACTGTAATGGTAAGATCATTAACTTAAAGAACATTAGTCATATTGATGTATAGGATTTCGTTTCTATTATATTTAAAGATGACTGTGAAGGATTAAAAAATGAGAAAGTATAAATTCTTAGATAAGTTATGGAATAGAAAGACTAGAAATTATCATCTAATAGTACAAATCCCTGGATATTGTTATGGAAACAAGGAAGAAGATGTATTATATTTTTACTATACAGTACCATTCAAAGGTAATGGTAGAATGATTGGTCGAACTCAGATACAATGGTCAGAATTAGAAATAGATACACTTTTTAAAAAAGTACCCAAATTTCCTTGGGAGTAATTAGTTTATTAATAATTTAACTTGGAGCTAACATGAAATTGAAAAGAACTGTTTACAAATCGAAAAACAAAGAAGCTTACTATGTTCTTAGTACTCTTAATGATGTTATAGTTGAAAGAGTCGACTTTGATACTTTGGAGAAAGTCATAACATATCTTGATGAAACCGAAAAACAGTTAAAAAATGAAGGATACTCGCTAGAGAGAGAAAACGATAATATGATGCAATGAATAAAGGAGAAATCCTTAACGATGTTCATTCACGAAGTTCATGAGTGATCAGGAGTGATATATGAAATTTTATGCTATAAAAGATATTGGTGATAATTTTTTAGCTAAAGAGTATTGTGAAGGATGTAAGTATTCAACAATGACACAAGAAGGTGCTTGTTTATATGAAACATCACACCAACTACATACGATACTAAACAACGAAAATATGATGTTACTAATTTTTGAATCTAAAGAAAAAGCAGATAAATACATTAAAGATACTGGATACATTTGTTATCATTCAATTTGTTTAGATGATATTTAGTTTATGATGCATTGCTTTAATAATATAGAGGTAAAATTTTTACAGAAGTCTAGATCTACATTTACTCATCCCATTTCACACATACCCTCCCCTTAGTCTAACCATACCATACTTATTGCAAGATCTATACCAATACATATTCTTTGTTTATTGGTATGAGTATTGCAATTGCATATAGTATGCCAAACCAATATCACAACTAAGTGTTTTAGTAATGGTACACACTTATATTAACTGGGTACTTATACTAAGTTAAGCTGTTATATACAACACCATAGTGATATCGATAGATGTTATATAAAACATCATAACAATAACATCGTCTTAGTAACATTTTATTGTTAATAACATATCTGTTAATATCTATCAAAGTAATTTATGTTCATGAGTGTTAAGCCATACTAATTTTAGTATAACTTGAGATTATACGGTTATTAGTATCTTTCACTTCGTTCAAGAAGTGTATTACTTATAAGAGATATAAGATAAACTATTAGCAACTAAACTTGTATAGTTGTCACTTAACAACAATATCTACGTGTTGTTTATTGACAACAGTATTATTATTTTTAATGGTAAGTATAAGATAAAGATTGATCAACTAGACAAGTATAGTAGTATTAGTATTACTTATAAGAAGATACTAGATGTAGTAGATAAACTAATAGAGCTAACTTTGGGTATAGTATGGGCTTGTATGTTTAGTGATGCATGAGATTACAGAGAGATAACGTGAGAAGTTAATGATTACAGGTAGATAGAAATTATACTATTAATACTATTACCATATATATTCGATAGTTTACATCATTTAATCTGTTCTCGGTATAATTTATTTATTGTAATAAAACCATACCATACAATTTAGTCTGATGTCCCTAGAGAACGTTAGCTAACATACCGTAATTAATTTTAACAATTAATCACGTGTTACGATGTACTCATTTCGCTATCGTTTCACTACGCTGCATTCGTGTTAACATGCTTAACGCAGATAACTTAGTTAACAGATTGTTTAGTTTTGTATAATATACTAATTTGTATATCTATACAGATACTTGATAAATCGATTTAACACACTGTTTCAGACACTATTCAATAATTACTAGATGTTAGCCGAAAATCATAAAACATAGCCCGAAAAAATAATTCAATTTTAGAATTATATCAGTGAGTTATCATATAAAAAAGTTAGCTAAGATCTTTTTGATCGTTCTGCTACATAACTGTATTACTTTATGTTCCATAAATATTATTGACAACTTAGCTGTTTTGATGTGGTTGACTTTTTGATGCGGTTGTGTTAAGATTTTTATATGAACAACGAAAAAATAAAAAAGGTAAATAATATGAAGTTTGAATTCTTAAGAACTAAGTATCTTATGTTAGTAGCTAAGTTAACTTATATCAAGATGACCTATGATCTTGAGGATAAGGACACTATCTACATGATAGAAAAATTTGAAAATCTTATCAATTGTTTCAAGAAGATAATAGCACGTAGAGACCAACAAAGAATATTTATTAAAGATTGAGGTGATACGATGAAAAACGATAACTTTGTGTTTATTTTAACATTCAGTGTGTTTATGGTTATATTAGTAACTAATTTAATATAAAATCGTTCAGGAGTGATATGAAGTTATTACTTAACGGTATTGAGATTGTTAGAGCTATAAGTATTAAAGAGTTAAAGAGTAGAGTTAACAAGTTAAAAGTAATTCAAGTTAACAACGTTCTTAATTTAGTTAGTATTATATTTGAAACTAATAACGGTATAATGGAGTACATTATTATCTGTAATTCTAATAAGTCTAGTCGATTTGTTTATAAAGTATTAAAGGACTAATATTACTGAACGTACATTCCTGAATGGAATGAAGAATAATGAGGTATATATGGATAAAATTTATAACTATGAGATATCAGGAATAGACACTAAGGATTATCCAGATTTTTGTGATGCATATGTTAGTTATGCAGAACATGAGGATGGTACACCACTAACAGATGAAGAGCTTGATGAAGTCAATGAGAGTGGTATGGTATATGAACTTGTTATCAACTATTTATTTTAACTAAGGATGGTATATGGATATTAAATATAAGATAGTTTATGAAGATAGCGGTTATAATGGTTTATACTTCTTTTTTATTTACTTTAAACGTGGGTCAATTACTAATTGGGTTATAGCATCTTCACATTCGTTTAAAACCAAAGAAGAAGCTCAACACCATATAAATACCGTTTTAAAAGCTTAACTCGTTTTTAGGCTATGTTTTGTGATAATTAGAGGCATATAAGAGATTGACCTTAACTGTTTAACAAAGGATAAAATTATGGACCGATATTTAATAAATTATATAGATTGTTTTAACTGTATGCATACAACTAAGGATAGTTACACTCATAAAGAAATGATAGATATGTTAGATATACTAAGTAACTTTAAATCTATCTTAGTTGTAAATGTAAATAAGATAACTGAATAATAACATTGAGAGGTAATATTACCGAACGGAGTAAGGTATATATGTATAAAATAGAATGTATTTATAAGTGTGGTAACTATATGTTTGTGAGTAACTTAAGTCAAGATAGACTTGACTTCTTTTTGGATAACTTAGTTTTAGATAGAAATGTTTTAAAGGTTATTGTTAGCCGAGAGGAGATATAATATCAAACAAAGTGAGGTATAATATGTTACCACATATAATATTTATAATTGGTTTAATAGGAATATTAGTAGCTGCATATATAACTTTTAATCATAAATAGGAGATTTTTATGAACAATCAATCATATACTGAATATTACAATGAGTTACAACGTGAAGAAAAAAGAAAAAACACTAGAGATATAATCAAAGATATAGTACAATTTAATCGATATGAGAACAAAGACGTTGTTATAATAGGTAGTTTTAAATTAAATGAAGTCTATGAAGACTTAACCGATCAACTATTAAAGTTGTGTGTTATCGATCGTTTCAAAGAAATACATTTAAAAAGCTATAACAAAGATTATAAATATAAAGAATTTGTTAAGTTAGTTGGTAATAAAAGAAAATTACATAAAATGTATAAACAGATTTTAGGTATTGAATAGTGATATCATTACTGAATGTAATGAAGTATATTAAAAGATATTGAGGTATCATTACCGAACGTACATTCCTGAATGGAATGAAGGATAGTGGGGTATATATGAACAAATTTGATGGTATAATTAAAAAGCATGGTATTGAAAACTTAGTTATATCCAAAAAGCAATTAAAAGAAGGTGATACTATATTAATAAGTACATATAACAAAATAATGGAAACTAAGGTTATAAGTTTATTAAATAATATATGCGGTTATGAAAATTATATAATTGTAGATAACGATAGTTATTTAGATCTATCAAATACCTTAGTTATTAAGGTTAACAAAGAGATAAAAGAAAAAAATAGATGTTCTTGTGGGGCTAAGTATACTAGTAATCCTAATTATCACTTAAGTTATTGTGATTGTTTTAAAAGTAATTATTAATAAAGAAGAGATATAATAACGTTTAAATAGGAGATGTTTATGAATGAAAATACAATAGTGTGTCCTACAAATGCAACAACTAGTTATAATGTTACCGAAAAGTATAAGTTTCAATCTACTAAGGATATTATTAGTTTTTTTGAGTCTCAAGGGTTTATGTTAGCTAATAAAAAGATCTGTAAGGTTAGAAATAGATCTAAACAAGGCTTTCAAAAACATATGTTACGGTTTAATCATGAGGCGTTAAGGATTGATGATCAAAACACGTTACAAGTCTTAGTTAAGAATAGTCATGATGGATCAAGCTCTCTTCAAATTAATCTAGGTATATATAGGCTTGTATGTTCAAATGGTATGGTTATAGGTAGAGAATTTGTTGGTTATAATTTAAAACATATAGGTCATAACTTCTATATTAAATTAGAAGAATCTTTAAAAGAATTGATAGTAGCTGCACCTAAATACAAAGAAATGATTATAAGAATGCAGAATGTTAACTTAACCAATGATCAAAAAGACGAAATTATAAAAAAAGCGGTTAACTTGAGGCTACAAAGCATTGAAAATGTGGATAACGTTGACGTTAGTCGTTCTTTTAGTCCTATTAGAATAGAAGATAATACCAATGACTTATATACTGTACTTAATTTGGTACAAGAGAGAGTTATTAGAGGCGGTATAAAATATACAACAAAGACTGTAAATGAAAATAACGTTGTTGAGATTAAAAATCATTCAACTAAAAAAATTAATAGTATTGATAAAGATTTGGAGTTAAATAAGAATTTGTTTGATATAGTATCTTCTTATTTAGTAGCTTAATGAGGTATATGTATGACACAATATGAAAAAGACTTAGCTGCTGTTAAACAAAATGGTTATGCTTTGAAATATGTTGAACATCAAACTCCCGAATTATGTTTAGCTGCTGTTAATCAATATGGTTATGCTTTACAATTTGTTAAGCATCAAACAGAAGAAATATGTTTAGCTGCTGTTAAACAAAATGGTTATGCTTTGAAATATGTTAAACATCAGACAGAAGAAATATATTTAGCTGCTGTTAAAGAGAATGGTATGGCTTTACAATTTGTTAAACATCAAACAGAAGAAATATGTTTAGCTGCTGTTAAACAAGACGGTTATGCTTTGAAATATGTTAAACATCAAACAGAAGAAATTTGTTTAGCTGCTGTTAAACAAGACGGTTATACTTTGGAATATGTTAACCATCAAACAGAAGAATTATGTTTAGCTGCTGTTAAACAAAATGGTTATGTTATACAATATGTTGAATATCAAACAGAAGAAATATGTTTAGCTGCGGTTATAGAGAATGGTTATGCTTTATGTTGGGTTAAACATCAAACAGAAGAATTGTGTTTAATTGCAGTCAATCAAGACGTTCGTGCATTGTATTATGTTAAGTCTGAAATTAAAACTAAAGAGTTTATGTTACGTTGCCTTGAAAATAATATAGCTTGTATAAAATATATGGAGATAGAATGCTAATTAGAAAATATAAAAATAGAAAAATGTATTGTTCTGAATTGAATAGATGTTTAAAACTAAATGATATTAGTAAGTTAGTTAAAAAAGATATTACTTTACAAGTATTAGATTATAATGACGTTGATGTTACAAACGAAATATTAAAGATGATACTAGTTAACTGTAATATACCAATACAACAACTAATAGAACTTATAAACCAATACTATGAGGTGAAAGATGATAAAAACGAAGGAACAAGCGATAACTAGAATTCGATATTTAGATGATCTATATTTTGAGACTGAAAAGGATAAACAAGGATTGATATTACTAGAAATATATGTTATATTACATAGATTAGCAACAAACTATTATGGAGAATAGAAAATGAGTAATTACAAACAAATAGTTAACTTATCAGAATCAATCAACAAAGAAGAAATTAATTATTGGATTGATCACAATCTTAATAATTATTTAAAAACTAGTCTAGAAAATGTTAGTGAAATAGAGCATATAATTGACTTCTTTTTATCAAAAAAAGAAAAAATCAGACTTCATAAAATGAGCTATCAAGTAGCCGTTGAACTATCAAAACAATGGATTGAAAAACTAAATAAAAAGTCTGGTGAAATTATAGAAACAGAAGAAGATACTGAATTGTTATTTAAATTTAAAAACGGTTTTAGAGTGGTTAAATTAGTGTCTGAATCAAGTTATAAAAGAGAAGGCTTATTAATGAGTCATTGTGTAGCAAGTTACTACGCCAAATCGAATATTGAGATTGTTAGTTTAAGAGATGTAAACAATAAACCGCATTGTACAATTGAATTTCAAAAGACTAACAACGTTATTAATCAAATAAAAGGTAAGGGAAACGGTAGTATACATCCTAAGTATATTAAAGCTGTAATTAAAATTCTTAAGAAGTTTAACGTTGAAATTCGAGAGAGTGAATTGAAAAACTTAGGTTATATTAATTTAAATGAAAAACAATGGTTATACTTAGAAGAAAATTTTGAAAATCTAAAGTGGATTATGTTTAATAATACTAAATTTTTATATACTAATTTAAAATATAAAAGAATTCATAAATAACAGCCTTTTTATTAAAAAAGTGGTTATAATTTGAATTATGTTTACTATGAGGTATATATGAAAGAAAAAAAGAAATTTAGTTTAGTTGAAAATAATATCAAAGTAGATGCTTTAATATGGAATTTACCAGCTATTATTACATGTAAAGCAAACTTAGAATGTCATAAGTATTGTTATTGCAAAAAAGATAAACGTTTTCCAAGTGTTGAGGTTAGCCGAACTAATAATTTACAATTCAGTAAGTCAACAGACTTTGTAAATGAACTAACTAACGCTATTAAAAGTAATAAAAAGCATTCAACGGTTAGACTTCACGCGTCGGGTGATTTTTATAGTGTTCAATACATAAGTGATTGGTATAAAATAATAAGTAATTGTCCAGAAGTAACTTTTTATGCTTACACAAAACGTGATGATCTATTTACTAAAGAGATATTAGCCGAAAAGCCTAACAACTTAACTTTGATATTTAGCGTTGATGGTTTATTTGAGACAATTCAAGACATACCAAATATCGATGTTCCACAAGGTTATAACAAGATAGCATTTGTAACAAAAAATGATACAAATTGTGTTGCTCAAAAAGACGATGATAAAAAATGTATTAGTGGTTGTAAGAAATGCTTGAAGTCATGTAAAGAAAATATTATTGTATTTAAAAAACATTAATTTTTGGAGATATAGAAATGACTAAATATAAATTTACAGATCTTTCACCAGAGGCTAAATTAAATGCAATGTTAGATTATATTAGTGGTTGGCAACAAACACATAATGACGATCCTTTCGATTTAACGGATGCAGAAAGTGCTTGTCTCGATCTTAATGATGAATTATTTTATAACGAAAAAGGAGAATTACTAGATGAATATTAAAACACTAACTGAAGCTATTATCTTAACATTAATATTACTAATACCTATTATCTATATTACTTATATTAGTTATGAGTACATGAACACTATAAGTAATTTTAGTTATAGTATATTTTTAAATTAGGTGTAAACATGCAAAACTTAAAACAAAATAAAATAGTCTTACTAATATTGTTGATATTTTGTGGTATCTTAGGTATATTACCAAAGAATAATGATCTTGGTGATATTATAAATAAGGCGATAGAAAACGTAAGAAATGATTTACAAGGTGTTAAACATGAATGAAATAATAGATAAAATGATAGACATACAAGAGAACATGTTGATAATCGAAGAGTCTTTACTTTATAATAGTGATAAAAATTTACAGTTAAAACTAAATGAATTGTATAATCAATGGTTAAATTATAAAAACTTACTAACAAAATAGAGGTGTTTATGGGACAATATCATATTATTTATAACATAGATAAAAAAGAATTCATAGATGCGCGTAGCTTTGATAGTGGTTTAAAATTGTTTGAGTATCCGTTTTATGGTGTTATGATGTTTGCTTTTAATTTGTTGTTAAGCAATTCTAACGGTCGTGGTGGTGGTGACTTATACGTAAAGCATGATTATGATAAAAAAACATATAAGAGAATAGAAACAGAAGAAACAAAGTTAAAAGAAGCTATTTTATCTCAAGTGTCCAGTAGATGGTCTGGTGATAGAATAGTTGTACAAGGTGATTATGTTAACGAAAACGATAAAGCTTATATAAATGATGTTGATATAGAAAACAATTATACCAATATTTCTAAATTAGTTTTAAATGTTCTAACGTTAGATGATTATTTACGTGAAAAAATACCAAGTGGTTATTCATGGAAATATTTAGCTAACAAAAAGGATAACAAATATAATAACGCTTTAGAATTAATAAAAGATACTAAAGGTAGAATGTTTAGGATTAAGTTTATTAAAAAAAGTGGTGAAATAAGAGAGTTAACTGTTAGAAATGGAGTTACTAAACATATTAAAGGTGTTGAAAGAAAGAAAAATGATAACAATTTAGTGTTATATGATATGAATAATAAAAGTTACAAGACTATTATTAAAGATAATATTGTTAGTATAAAATTTAATGGTGTTATTTATAATTTCGATAGATAATAATATAGTATTATCAAATGTACATTCTTGAACGAAGTAAAGGAAAGTTAAAATGACACAATATGAAAACGACTTAGCTTGGATTAAAGACAATGGTTGTAATTTACGTTATATTTACAATCAGACCGATGAGATTTGTTTAGCTGTTGTTAAACAAAACGGTAGAGCTTTGGAATATGTTAAACATCAGACAGAAGAAATATGTTTAGCTGCTGTTAAAGAGAATGGTATGGCTTTACAATTTGTTAAACATCAAACAGAAGAAATATGTTTAGCTGCTGTTAAGCAAAATGGTTATGCTTTACTATATGTTAAGCATCAAACTGATGAATTATGTTTAGCTGCTGTCAATCAAAATGGTTATGCTTTGAAATATGTTGAATATCAAACACCAGAATTATGCTTAGTTGCTGTTACTAATTATGGTAATGCTTTGAAATATGTTAAGCATCAAACTGACGAATTATGCTTAGTTGCGATTAAAAAATATGAATGGTGTTTGTGTTATGTTAAACCAGAGATTAAAACTAAAGATTTTTTATTACGATGTTTAGAAATTAATATAGCTTGTATAAAATATATGGAGATATAGAAATGAATAATATAATAGATTTTCCTAAAATAAAACAATTACAAGAGGAACTAAATAAATTACTAGAAAGCAATCCAGAAAGAAGGGAATATCAAGAGTGGTTAAATAAACAACTAGATAAATATGGTGATGGTTCTACTCCAGAAAGTAGACATAATAGAATGTTATTTTTTAATGAATTACTAAAGGATAAAATAAGATCTTTAAACAAAGCTTTGTTAGATTGTAAAGTAGATTTAGAAAAGATTAAGACTAAAATAAAGGATATAGAAAATGATAGTAAATAAAAGGTATCACAGTCCTTTGTTATATAAAGTAAATAAACGAAACAACTATCAAGTCTGGTGTGCTATAGTTGAAGATAATATATTAAAGATTATGTCATACGAACAATCGTATAATAGATTTAATAAACGTAACTATATAAAAGAATATGATAACAAAGAAACTGCTATTAATGATTTGAATAAACGTTATGAAGAAAAAAGAAAGAAAGGATTCAGAAATTGGAACGAAATAAACAAAGATATATCAACTTAGGTTGGTTTATATTACAAAGTAAATATTGTTATTACTTAGAAGTTAAGTTTAAACATTTAAATGATACAGAATATGATAAAATAGAGGATGAATATAAACAGTTAGCTAAAGATCTAGGGTTACCAATAAGTGCTTGTGATATGGTCGGTTTTGATTTAAATAGGGCAAGTTGTAGATTGGTTAAAGATAAACTAGAGCAAACAAAGAGTGTTGACTTTGGTTTATTAAATGAAGTATAATTACTAAATATCACTTCTTGAACGAAGTGAAAGATAATTAGGTATAGTATGATTTGGATTATATTTATTTGTTCAATATTATTTTTTATGTGGTTAATAGGATAAAAAAATGAGGCGTATATGACACAATATGAAAACGACTTAGCTTGGATTAAAGACAATGGTTGTAATTTACGTTATATTTACAATCAGACCGATGAGATTTGTTTAGCTGTTGTTAAACAAAACGGTAGAGCTTTGGAATATGTTAAACATCAGACAGAAGAAATATGTTTAGCTGCTGTTAAAGAGAATGGTACGGCTTTACAATTTGTTAAACATCAAACAGAAGAAATATGTTTAGCTGCGGTTATAGAGAATGGTTATGCTATATGTTGGGTTAAACATCAAACAGAAGAATTGTGTTTAATTGCTGTTAAAAAATATAGTGATGTTTTGCGTTTTGTTAAACATCAAACAGAAGAAATTTGTTTAGCTGCTGTTAAACAAGACGGTTATGCTTTGGAATATGTTAAACATCAAACTGATGAAATATGTTTAGCTGCTGTTAATCAATATGGTAATGCTTTGAAATATGTTAAACCAGAGATTAAAACGGAAGAATTTTTATTACGATGTTTAGAAACTAATATAGCTTGTATAAAATATATGGAGATATAGAAATGAAGATATCTTGGAGTAGAATAGAGAAGTATTTAACTTGTCCTAAATACTATTATTACTATTACATTTGTGGTTATAGAGACACAACAATTAGTTCAGCTTTATTCTTTGGTACTAGTTTGGGTACAACTTGGCAACAAATACTTTTAACTAAAAAAGAACAGCTAACAGAAGAAGAAAAAAAGATAATCAACATTAATCCGTATATCTTTTTTGATAATTTATATAAAACAGTTAAGATAAATGATAACATTTACGATTTAGAAGATTGTATGTATGCTCGGTATTTTAAAAGTGATTTTGATAGTGATATACTAAATACTGAGGATAATGAACGAATAACAACATATAAACAAAAGAATAACATAGAAGAAAGTTTATCTTTTGATATATTGTATCCTAAATATGAAACTTATTCAACTAATGAAAAAGAAACAAAGTTTATTAACTTCCTATTTTGGGTGTCAACAAGACGTAAAGCTTATATGTTAATCGATATTTATATAAAAGAAGTATTACCTTTGGTTCATAAAGTACATAGAATTGAAGGTAAAATATCTATAGAAAATACTAATGGTGATGTTCTTGAAGGATTTCTAGACGTTGATGCAGACTTTGAATATCCTAAAGATAATGTACAAAGAGTAATATTAGACCATAAAACTAGTAGTGTTAAATATAGTTCTAATGCTATTTTAACAAAGCAACAGCTTGCTTTATATAGCTATTCTGAAGGAATTGAGACACAAGGGTATATAATTGGATTAAAAAAGATAAAGAAACCTAAAATTGGTACAAATAAAGGTAAATTACAAGCAGAAATACAAATATTAGTTGATAAAATATCAGAAGAAAGACAAGAAGAAGTTATAAAAGAAGCAGATTCTGTCTTACAAAAGATAAAGAAACAAGAGTTTGAAAAGGATTATAGTAAAGGTTGTTTAGTATTTGGTAAATCTTGTTGTTATAAACCTTTATGTCATAAAGGATGTAATCCTGATTATTTGTATATAAAAAAAGGTGAGAATATAAGCAAAAAATGGGAGTAATTACCGAATGTAAATGGTGTATTATTACCGAATGTAATGAATTATCGTGAATGATTAGAATTAAATATGGTGAGGTATATGTATGACACAATATGAAAAAGATTTAGCTGCTGTTAAAGAAAATGGTAGAGCTTTGAAATATATTGAACATCAAACACCAGAATTATGTTTAACTGCTGTTAATCAAAATGGTTATGCTTTGAAATATGTTGAATATCAAACAGAAGAAATATGTTTAGCCGCTGTTAAGGAAAATAGTTATGCTTTGAAATATGTTAAACATCAGACTCCAGAACTTTGTATGATTGCTGTTAAAGAAGACGGTCTTACTTTATGTTTTGTTAAACAACAAACAGAAGAAATATGTTTAGCTGCTGTTAAACAGAATGGTTATGCTTTGGACTATGTTAAACATCAGACAGAAGAAATATACTTAGCCGCTGTTAAGCAAAATGGTTATGCTTTACAATTGGTTAAACAACAAACTGATGAAATATGTTTAGCTGCTGTTAATCAATATGGTTATGCTTTACAATTGGTTAAACAACAAACTGATGAAATATGTTTAGCTGCTGTTAAACAAAATGGTTATGCTTTGAAATATGTTAAACATCAGACTCCAGAACTTTGTATGATTGCTGTTAAAGAAGACGGTCTTACTTTATGTTTTGTTAAACAACAAACAGAAGAAATATATTTAGCTGCTGTTAAAGAGAATGGTATGGCTTTACAATTTGTTAAACATCAAACAGAAGAAATATGTTTAGCTGCTGTTAAACAAGACGGTTATGCTTTGAAATATGTTAAACATCAAACAGAAGAAATTTGTTTAGCTGCTGTTAAACAAGACGGTTATGCTTTGGAATATGTTAAACATCAAACTGATGAAATATGTTTAGCTGCTGTTAATCAATATGGTAATGCTTTGAAATATGTTAAACCAGAGATTAAAACGGAAGAATTTTTATTACGATGTTTAGAAACTAATATAGCTTGTATAAAATATATGGAGATATAGTATGCGTTATATTATAGTTTTTATTATATTTATAATACTAATATCATTAGATACATCACAATCTAATTTAAAAAATCAATCTTGTTATCTAGGTTATGTTGTTAAACTAGAAAAACAAGAAAAGAAGTATATACTAAATATAAAACTTAATAACGAAATCCAAGTATTAACCATTAATGAAAATAGTGATGTAAAATTCATTGATTTATTACAAAATGTTACAGGTAAAAATGTTTTAATTGGTATAAAATATATGTATACTAATAATGAATATAGTGATAAACTTGAAAATGTTAAAATAATAAGGAGCAAGATATGAGAAACTTTCCATTAGAAAAGGATAAAATAGATAAAAACCAAATATGGACTATTAGTTCAAATGGAACACCAATGTATGTTTGTATTGGTAATGTTGATTCGTTTAATCTTTTATATAACTTACCTCAAAATCTTTTAGATGAACTACTAGAATATGGTTGGTGTAATCAATATAATAGATTTCATTTTGAAACGTATAACTTTAAATTAAATGATACAATAAAAGATACTAATACAAATACCCAATATGAAATATCCGATGTTACTATGAACATATGTAATAATATATTTGTTGCTAAATTATGGGATATAGACAATTTTAAGAGTATAGAAATGTCTTTAGGTGATTTAGAATATAATATAAGTAGTCAAGAATATGAAATTATAGAAAAGGAAGAAGATTTAGTATCTAAAGAAATTGATGATTTTTTTTCTGGTGTTGATGAAAAAAAGGAATTACCTTGTTCTATATATAATAAAGATTGTGAGATAGTAACTTCATATATGCCTGTATCTGGTAAATCCTTTAAAATGTGTAGAACCCATAAGAAGGAGGTATTTTAATGGAAAAATTTAAAATTGGTGATAAATTTAAATATAGAGATGATATATATTTCCAAATTATAAACATAGGTGTGTATGATAATGGTGATCCTAGATATAAACTTGAATGTTATGAACGTCAGTTAATATCGATAGACCATTGTGGTGATGAATGTTTATTGGTGTGTAAAAAAATTGTTAACTTTCCTTGGGAAAATGAGACTTGTAAAGAAATTAAAAATGAATGTGAACATCTTTGGTTTGAAACTATATCACCATTTTCGGGTATAAAATGGAAAGATTGTAGTAAATGTGGTATGAAGTGGGAAGATTATCAAAAATAATATATGAGGGTATAATATGTATTTCTTAAAATTAGTAATGTCTTTTCTTTCATTTATTATATTATGTGTTATAATTACGAGTGTTTATATTTATCTTGAAGAAAGTAAAAAAACTAATTTATGTAAAATACTTGAAAAAGAATTTAATATAATATACAATGTATATGAATATAATAATATGTTTTGTAAACAAACAATATGTATAAGTCCATATCTTTATAGAAAAGATTATTTTAATAATTTACAAGAGATAACTTTATCAGATACAACATTAGAATGTACCAAAAATATTTATGAAAAATTAAGAATTCAAAAAGAATATGAAAGTTATAAAATGGAGGTAAAACAATGAAAATTTTCGAACTAGCTAAAGAATTAGGTTTAAAAGGTCATGAGTTACTTAACTTGATCAAAGAAAACGACTATGGTTATACAGCAATTACACAGACTTTAGATGTTGATGATGAAAATAAGTTTAGAAATGAATTTAAAGATGTTAAAAAAGAAGTAACAATTGAAGAAATAAAAGAAGAAGTAGATCCTGAGATAAAAGAACATGATAAAATTGAGATGGTTGGTATTTATTATGATTATAAAAGAAAGAAATATATACCAATAACAATGATTATATTACCAGAACAGTTTGAAACATTAAACGTTGTTAAAAATGGAGAATATAATACCATTTACAATGCTAAAAGTAAAATGGGAGAACTATCAACAAAGGCTAAGTTTTTTAATCCTAGTACATTAGAAAGACTTATAGATAAAAGGAGATTAAAATGATATTATTAAAAGAAGTATTTGATAAATTACCAGAAAAGGTGAGGAAGTTAATAACTGAAGAAAATGAAAAATATTGGGTAAATAGAAAAGGTAATATAAATCCATATATTACTAATATGGGATATTATCATGAATATCTTGGTTATAATGTATATTATGAGTTTTGTAAAAATATTGAAACATTAGAAGATGTTAAATTAATAACTCAAATTGATATACCTAAATTATTAAAATTAGAAAAAGAGAATGAAGAACTATACAAATTAAAAAAAGAATATGATAATCTAAAGAAAAGTATAGAAGTTATAAAAGATCAATTTAATAAAGGATAATTGAAATGATTAAGGAAATATTCACATACGTTTGGGTTAGTATATTTGTTATTTCGTTGATAATATTAATGTTAAATCTTAACTAAGGAGTATAAATGACAGAAAAAGAAATTTATGAAAAACTATCATCACCTTTTCCATCAGAAGCTTTTCAGGTAGATTCTAGTAGAGGATTTGATTTATCTAGTTTAAAAGCTCAGTATATAGTTGAGCGTCTTAACGAAGTGCTTGGTATTGGTGGTTGGGATTTAGTTGGTGCTTATGAAAGAATTAAAGATGATATAATCTTTCAAGGTAAATTGTTCATAAGAATTGATGATAAAACTTATGAACATGATGGGGTTGGACATTGTGGACCTAAGAAAAACGTTGGTGATCAATATAAATCTGCTAAAACTGATTGTCTTAGTAAAACAGCAAGTTGGTTTGGTGTTGGTAATGAATGTTTTAAAGGTTTAGTTGATCCTAAAACGATTAAGAAAGGAAATAATGTAACAAATTACACTCAAACAACAAAACCGAGTGTAAATAATTACAAAACAGAAGAAAAAAAGGAGGAAAAACAAGAAGAAATACCAACTTTCAGCAAGAAAAAGAAACAAATGGAAGAAAAAACAGTAGAAACTGTTAAAAATGAAGAAAATACAGCAGTAAAAAGTACAAGTAAATGGTGATAATATATGTTTAAACAAATCTTAATTGATGATATTTTATATTTAATTAATAGTAATGATGAATTAGTAACATATTGGGGTATTAATGGTGTTGGTCAAATACATATAGATCGAATATTTCCAATTTTAATTATAAATTTATTAACTAAGGAGAATTTATGGCTAGATATTTAAATGTTGGTTCTATTACTAGAAGAAAAGGTAAAGAAGGCGGTGAAGTGTTACAATTTGAGTTAGACAATGTATCGTTATCTGAATTTATTGATTTGATAAAGGAACACGGTAAACGTTATTTAGGTGATATGAATAAAGAAGATATTAAAGCTGGACAAGAGTTGAAATGGGATGATCCTAAGAGAATACCAAGATTAACTTTTGGCGTCTTTGAACCAAAGACGACTAACGAAAATGTTCGTAAATTCGTAATGTTTAATATTTCGAAAAAAGTTGACTAAATAGGGTATCATATGTTATAAATAGGGTAGTGAAGAAATATCATTACCCTATTTTTTTGTAACCAATGAGGTTTTAAATGGAAAAATTGTATTATAGATTGTGTAAAGGTATGAATTCGAAAGGTAAACTCTATGCTATAGAAGACAATATGTATAACCATATTGATGATTATGAAAAGGATTGGTACTTTTCAACATATTTATATACCGAAGAACAAAGAAGAGAAATAGAAACTGAAATAGAAGAAGTTGATAAACAAGGTAACAAATATACAACAATTAGGGGTGTATCTGGTATTACTGATGTTAAAACAAATAAGATGTGTTTTGACTTCGATAGTCATGATAACCTCGAATTAGCTCGTAAAGACACTTTAAAGCTAGTTGACAAACTTATTGGTGAAGGTATACCTAAGAAGGATATACAGCTCTGTTATAGCGGTTCTAAAGGCTTTGGTGTCATTATAGAGACAGACACATACTTTACTCCAGAAGAGATTAAACGCACAGCATCATTCTTGACTACGGATTCTGAAACTTTTGATAGTAAAATGTATAACGCTAGTAGGATTTTTAGATGTCCACTAACGAAACATCCAGTAAGTGGGTTGTATAAGTATCCTTTAACTTATACCGAATTGAAAGATAAACATGCTAATGAAATAAAGGAATTAGCTAAAAGTAATGATATAGATCCTTTAGATTACCAAGACTATTTTGATGTTGTACAATTACCAGAAAAGATAGTACATTTAAAGAATATTAAACCTAAAGTTAGTGTTAGTGAAGTTGATAGATTAGAAATGGTAACGAAACTAGATGATATTAACTTTTCAGAAAGACCTAGTTTTTTAACACCAGCAAAATATATGTTACATTTAGGTCACTTTCAAGAAGGTCAAAGAAGTCATTCAGCTATGATACTATGTTCAACATATAAAAAAGCTGGATTTAGTAAAACAGATTCTTATAGATTGCTTAAAAGTGTAATGGAGAGACAATCAGAAATTAATAACGTTGATAGATTTCCAGATGAAGAATTGTGGAATAACGTAGTTTCTGTTGTATATGGTAGTAACTGGAACGGTGGTACTTATAATAGTGATACTAGTGATTTGTTAGTTAAAACTAATTTATTACTTCCTGAATATTTAAGAGATACTAATAAAGGTAGTGGATTGGTTGACAATGATTATATTTTTGGTCAATTTAAAAAATTCATGGATGAGATTGATAAAAATACACTAAGATTTGGTATTAAAGATTTAGATAATAAGGTTAAATTACTAACAGGTACAACAGTTGGTGTTTTGGGTATACCATCATCAGGTAAAACCGCTTTAGGTATGAGTTTGTTGGCTAATAATTCTAAAGTTGGTGAACAATCTATATTTTATAGCTTAGATATGTCAATAAACATTATAGCTTATAGACAAGTTCAAGCTATAACTGGTTGGGATGATGATATGATTAAAAATACATATAAAACAAATCCTAAACTATTCTTTGATAAATACAACGAATCTAAAGAAACTTTATTTAAAAACGTTACTTATTGTTTTAGACATGGAACAACACCAGCGGATATTCGCTCTGATATAGTTAATTATGAACAAAATACAGGAAAGAAGGTGAGGTTGGTGTTAATTGATTATCTTGAAAATGTTCAAAGTGGTTATACAGACCCAACTATAGGTTCTGGAGTTGTTGCACAAAGTTTATCAAATATTGCAGCAGAACTAAACGTTTTGATTGTTATATTACTTCAAACACAAAAAAATATACAACCAACAGAAGAAATAACATCAATGCGAAGCATTAAAGGGGCTTCAATAATTGAACAATCTCTTAGTGTTGCGATAGGTATAAGTCGTTTAGGACACTCATCAACTTATTCAGACTATGATACTAGTATGCAAGTTAATGTTATTAAGAATAGATTTGGTTCTCAATCTAGAGTTGATGTTGGGTGGTCTGGTAATTATGCTAAAATTAGAGATCTTACACAAGAAGATAGGAAGAATATTTCTGAAATTATTAGATTGAAGAAAGAAGATGCTGAAGAAAGAGAAGAAGAAAGAAGACAAAATAGAGGAAACGGTTGGGGTTAAAATATATAATTTTTTAAAAAAGGGATTAATTAATGAAAAAATCATGTAAAATTGCTATAACATGGGATTGTAATCTAGATTGTTCTTATTGTTGTAATAAGTTAGATGCTGTACAAAATAAGTTTCAAAATTCAACTTTAGATGAAATACTTGTTCAAAATTATGAAAATATATCAATTACTGGTGGAGAAATAGGTATATGTCCAGAAAAACTTAACAATTATCTTGAGATTTTAGGAAAAACAAAATCGAAATTATGGTTATATACTAACGGTAGATTAATGCCACAAATGTTAATTAGACCTGAAAGAATTAATGGTATTAATATTAGCTGTCATAATAGTATATCACACAGTTTGTTATGTGTGAATCAATGGGAAAAATATAAGGATATAAATATTAGATTACATATACAAGATGAAAAATATGATGACTATCTTATTAGTATGCAAAAATTAATAGAGTTATATATTCCTAAACAAAATATTAAATTGTGGACGTTAGATAAATGTTTTGACAATATTGAAGAAGATTGGTATTATATATCAGGAGTTAATTAAAAATGATTTTACTTATATGTTTACTAATAATATTTTATGTAATTTTATTTATTGGGATTATATCTTATAAAGGTAAGAACTATATTAAAAAAACAATAAAATAATCGAACGGAGGTGAGATATATGACGTTAAAAGAGTGTATAGAAAAAGGATTTAAGAAATTTACTAGACCTAATTATAAAAAATATAATGTATATTGTTTCTTTGATTCAGATAATGCATTACAATACATGGATAGAGATTGGGTAGGATTTGATACTAATTATATAGTATTTAAAGATGATTTAATTGCTGATGATTGGGAAAAATATAAAGTAAAAGTTAAAAAAGAAAGATACATTTATTTACATAAATATGATATGATGAAAGAATTTAGAGTGGATTATAGACTATTTCTATCAATAGAAGATGCTGAAGAAATTAGAACATCCATGGCTGGAAAAATATTAAAAATAGAATGGGAAGAGGAGGAATAATGAGCTATACTGAACATTTAGCAAGACAATTAGTTGAAGAAGCTATGAAAACAGAACAATCGTTAATCTTAGAACAGTTAACTGATTTAGTTTCTAGAAATTTGTTAGTTATAGAATCAACACAGCCAGTTATAATTCAAGATTGTTGTAGTAATAAATTAACAATACAAAAGAAAATAAAGTTGACTTTAAAAGATAAAGAATATATACTAAAACTAGAAGAAGAGAATAAAGAATTAAGATCTATAATTAAAAACTTAACTATAAGTTTAACTAATTATAAAGATATTTAACAAAAGGAATCAAAATGAATAGTAAACTACTTACACATTTTTTAAACAAAACAGTATTTGTAACATTTCAACATGGTTCTAAAGTATTTGGTGAAGAAGATTTTGCTATAGAAGGCATCATTGTTGATATAGACAATGAGTTTATCTATATTAAATCAACAACAGTTAACGATAGAATTGCAGCATTTAAGATAAGTTTAATTGAGAGTATACAGGATGCTGAAGGAACTGAAGATATTGAAGAAGATTATGATAAATTTGAAAGTAATAATGGTGGTAATATACTGAATTGAGGTGTTATTGCTGAAAGAATTGAGGTATATGTATGACAGAATATGAAAAAGATTTAGCTATGGTTAAACGAGATAGTTATGCTTTGGAATACGTTAAACATCAAACTTATGAATTATGTTTAGCTGTGGTTATAGAGAATGGTTATGCTTTGAAATATGTTGAACATCAAACTCCCGAATTATGTTTAGCTGCTGTTAATCAATATGGTTATGCTTTACAATTTGTTAAGCATCAAACAGAAGAAATATGTTTAGCTGCTGTTAAACAAAATGGTTATGCTTTGAAATATGTTAAACATCAGACAGAAGAAATATATTTAGCTGCTGTTAAAGAGAATGGTATGGCTTTACAATTTGTTAAACATCAAACAGAAGAAATATGTTTAGCTGCTGTTAA